TTAATGTAGTAGCCGCACCAGCAAAGTTCATTGTTGTGGCCACGGTATCAAACAATGCTTGGGTAGTCTGACTACCGACAATAGTTGGACTACGTAGAGTCATTGTACCACTTGCGTTACCAATGTTAACCGCTGTGCTTGCCCCACCAAACAAATTACCAGTGGTTGCGTTAGTATTGAATACTGCCGCAGTACCTGCGTTAGTTGTAACAATTGAAGGGTTACTACCGTTCATGTTAAATGTAGCGGCATTGGTACCTGTTAGTGTTGCGTTGCCAAAGGTTAATGTTCCACTGGCTGCGCCAATGTTTAGTGTTGATGCAGCACCAAATGCATTTACTGTAGTAGCTACAGTGTTCCATAATGTAACACTTGTGTTACTAGCATTGCCAACAATCGTCGGATTGTTTAGTGTTAATGTTCCAGTAGCGGCACCTACTGCTAGAGCAGTTGCGGCTCCGCCAAAGTTAAATGTAGTTGCTACGGTATTGAATAAATCTTGACTTGCGCTTGATCCAACAATAGTTGGGTTCTTTAATGTCATTGTGCCAGTGGCACCGCCAAGACTGATAGTAGTTGCCGCCCCAAACGCATTCACTGTTGTTGCCACAGTATTAAAAACGTTCTGTGTAGTAGCGGCACCTAGTATTGTTGAACCAACTGTTAATGAACTTGCGCTAGAGCCTAGTCCAATAGTACCAGCAGCCCCACCAATGCTTAGTGTACCGGTTAGGCCTGTGTTAAACAGGGCTAGTGTACCAGCAGTGACTCCGGTAGCAATAGTTGGGTTATTAATTGTCAGCGTACCCGCACTACCTGATCCCATTAAGATACTTGTTGCCGCACCACCAATGTTTAGTGTTGTAACAGTTGCATTAAACAGAGAACCACTTGTTTGATCAGTTGTTATACTACCACTAGTATTAAGGGCTAGACCACCAGTGAATGTTGCAGCACCTGCAGTTAGTGTTCCGTTGGTTACAGCAAATCCAGCAGTACCAATGTTGATAGTGCCATCGCCTGCGGCCTGTATGTTTGTACCAATCTTAACAGTACCTAATACTGTGCTTGTAGCAGTTGTTCCTAGTGTTACAGCCTGATCTGCTCTGGCTAAAGGAAATCCACCAACAGTAGATCCATCCATGGCAACTAAGGTTTTCTTAGTTGAATCATAGATTACTTCTCCGAGTGCTCCACTAAAGGTTGCTAATTGACCTGTAGTACCTCTTCTTAATTGTACTTGTTTTGCTGACATTAAATGCTCCTGTTACATTCCTGTTATATATTAAACCGTTGAAGGCGTGTTAATATCCCAATCTTCAGATAGACCGTAATCAAGTGCGTCAGTAATTGAACCCCAATCTTGACTTCTTGTTGCGTCCACGGCGTTTGCCGGATCTATCGAATCTACTAATCCCCAATCTTGGTCAATTGGTAAAGTTGTATACCCAATTAAATCATCCACCTGTGTCTTGGTATAATAATTTCCTAATATAGTATTTATTGATCCACCACCAGCGCTTGCTGTAATGTATACTGTTGCTGTTGTTGGACCGTAGATTTGACCGCCTACAAAGACGTCTTGGCCAATTCCAACTCCACCTGTTACTACTAGACCGCCTGTTGTTGTGCTTATGCTGTTTGTTGTTGTATTGGCACTTAAAGTAGTAAACGCACCAGTGCTTGGAGTTACGGCACCTACTGATACTCCGTTTAATCCACCACCACCTACGCTGATACTCTGTGCTGTTAAGCTGGTAAAACTGCCTGCGGCAGGTGTTGTTAAACCTACAGTAACACCGTTTAATCCACCGCCACCTACGTTTAAGGTATCGGCTGTAATTGTTGTAAATGTACCAGCGGCCTTGGTTGTAAGACCGATGTTCATGTTATCAATGTTACCAGTTGCTACGGCATTGATTACAAATTGTTTTGCGGCACCTGCTCTTAAGTTAATGTTTTCTGTAGCAGTTAAGTTAGTAAATGTTCCTTGTGCGGCTGTTAGTAAACCTACATCAACTCCGTTTAATCCACCACCACCAACGCTGATTGTATCAGCAGTTAGGCTTGTAAATGTACCAGCGGCTTTACCGGTTAGACCAATAGTGATATTGTTTAAACTACCTGCGTTACCGTATAGTGTTGTAAATCTACCAGTTGAGCTTGTTACACTACCTACTGGTGTGTTTTGAATACTGCTGAATATTGCGGTTGCGTTAGATGCGGTTAAGGCTGTTCCAATAACTTGTAAGTTACCTTTGACATTAACGTTACCACCGACACCTACTCCACCATTGACTTTTAGTGCGCCTGTGGCAGTTGTTGTTGATTCTGTTACGCTTAGGATTGCTAACTCGTTAGTAACAGTCATTCCCCCGCCAACGGTTGTACTACCGTTTTGATATAGCGTTCCACCAATGTAAACGTCTTTGGCAATTCCGACTCCACCAGTTACTACTAACGAACCGTTAGTTGTTGATGTAGCGTTAAGCACGTTATTGGCATAAACTAAATTGTTGAACGATGCTACACCCGACACATTCATATCAGGGTTAACATTTAATGATCCGTTTGGATCTAATGTTAAATCACCTGCTAGTGTGCTAATGTTATTGTTTGCTAATAGTAAGTTTCCAACTGTAATACTACCAGGTTGTACGTTAGTTGTAATAGATCCGTCTGTGATTATCAAACTTTGTAAACTTGTTAGGTTAATATTAGCACTACCAAATGTAACGTTACCTGTACGCTGATTAACCAAGAAGCTAGACCCAACACGGAAGTCGCCGTTTTGGTCAACTGTTTGATAGTAAATCTTACCACCATTGGTTTGAATAACTTCGTTTGCCTGTATAGATAGTGTTACATCATCTGATAAATCACCAGCAGAACCAATGTGGCTCATGTTAAAGGCAATTAATTTTAAATCAGTACCAGTTCCGTTTGCTACAACACCTCTATTACCAAACACAGCTGCACTACCAATACAACGTAGTTCAGCACCAAACTGATGATAGTCGGCCAGTAATACTCTAGTAGAAGTTGCTCCGCCCGAAGACCTAATATCCTGTACGCTGATAGAATCATCTACAATGTTAACTGAAGTATCAGGACCATTTAAGTGAAGCATTAGTACAGCAGAGTCATCTGATACAAATGGTACAGTTGCTACTGAGAATGTAGTGGTGTAACGAGCCGACCCCTTACTAATTCTAATTTCATCTAAATAGCCACCGTAACCGCTAGCACCTAAGTTAGTTGCTCCAATAGTAATAGCACTTGTTGGAAAATCTGTGCTGTCTGTATAAGTAGTGCCAACTTGTGTTCCGTTTAAGAACATCTTAACACTAGTACCACTTCTGGTAATGGCAACATGCTGCCATGCATTGGCAACTAATGTTGTTCCAGTGATGACTGTCGCACCGTTAATACCATAACGCAGAACGCCTGTAGAACTTAGGTTGACTTGATGATAGTTTCCCGCCCCGGTTGGGTGGAAGTCAATAATAGTGCCTAACTGAGTTATAGTTCTGTATGCCCAAAACTCAATAGTAAAATTACCTGTGCCAAATCCTAAATCAGCATATACCGCAGAATTTAAGTAATCCCCAGTACCGTCTGTGTATAAACTACTTTGACCAAACTTCTTTTGAGAGATAGAAAGTGCAGCGCCGCCGTTGGCAAATAAAGTTTTAGCAGGACGATCTGTCGCCGCCTCAAATCCCCAAACTGGTCCACCTAGATAAATGTACTCACTGCTTGTGCTAGAAATTACACCTGATGCTAAAATAGTTCCAGCAGAGTTTCTGTATGTTAGAGTTTCACCACTGGTAAATGTTCCAGTAACAGTTCCTCCTAACTTTAGTCTTGTCTTACCAACACCACCATACCCTAGTGCTCCTGTTTCTGTTTTAATTGCTGTTTCAGCAAAATAGAAGAATCCGTTTAGTAACTCTGCACGAGCACCGTTGGTCATGTACATACCAGTAGCGTTCGGAACAATGAACGTAGTTTCGTTCCATAGCATTGCTGGTTCTAAACTTGTTGGATCTAAAACGCCTGCGTCAATGTAAGCGCCGTTACCAGCATCTCCTGCGGAATAACCATATGGGTCATTTGCTGAGGTTGTGCTACCTTTTGTAAGAACACTTAAACGTTCAATGTATGGACTCTTTGTTGTGATCTTTGCGCCCGGGGCAAACTTAAACGCATAACCTGGTTTGTAGAATCCAGTAACGTTAAAATCGCTAAGTGTTGTTTCACCATTTAGTAAGAACGCAGTTTGTGTGTTCGATGCTGGAGTTGGACGAATTGTAGTACTACGAATACCGCCGCCCTTAATTGTTGCTCCTTGCGGAATAGTCATTGGGAATGTTTCAGTATAATCACCTGGCCCAACTTCAATAGTATTGCCTGGTTGAGCAACCTGTAGTGCTCGTCCAATTGATTTAAATGCGCTAGTAACTCGTCGTCCGTCTCCACTTATATCGTTTCCGTTGCTGGATACATAATATGTGAATGTGTTATACGCCATCATATTAACGCCAGCAACTTCTAACCCAGACTCAATATATGCGTTGGCGCCAACCCTTAATGTTTTACCAATACCGACACCACCGCTTACTATAACGGCAGCATCAATTAAACTACTGGCATCATTTGCGTTTAAGAAAGATAATGATCGTGTTGTGTAGTTGCCTTGAAATCTGTTTGTAACAATTGATAACGTATCAATGTTTGTTAGCGTGAATAGCGTTCTTGGGCCTCGGATAGATGCTGTACTAACAGTTAATCCGTCACCTGCTACTGAGAAATCAATAGTATCAATAACTGGTCTTGTATTTTGAATAACTTCCGGCGAAGTTAATACGTTTTGTACTGTAATGTTACTAGCAGTAATATTGTTTAATGTAACGCTAGATGTTGTAAAAATAGCCTGTGGTAAATCAAATACCGCAGTTGATGGTTCGAATAGTAGTGTATAACCTGGGCTTAAACTACCCGGAACTGCTCTTGTACCTAATGGCGCAGTGGCACCTGTTGATCCTTGTGGACCTGTAGAACCAGTAGCACCCGGTGCGCCACGGAAGCCTGTAGAACCAGTAGCCCCGGGATATCCGTAACCAGTAGCACCTGTAGTACCTTCAAATCCAGTAGCTCCTTTTGGGCCTGCTACACCTGTAGCACCTCTAACACCTGTACTTCCCGGAACACCCTGTACACCCGTAGCACCAGTTGCGCCAGCGCCAGTTGCTCCGGTATACCCAGTGGCACCTTGTACACCCGTAGCACCGCTAGCCCCTCTTGTAATTGAGCTTGCTACAAAATCTCCAATTTGATTTAATGTTAATTTTTTGGTAGCGAAATCAACATCGACAACGGGGATTTGAATTTCGTTTGTAACGGTTGTTACTGGTGCTAAATTGCCAATGGTGCTCATCTATTACTCCGAGGTTATCGTATTATTATCATCAAAACTCCAAAGAACACCATCTGCGCCTGCAAGGTTGTTGTCGACTTCTGGAGTAGGCACAACAAGACGAGTTCTTGGGAACTTGAGGTATTTAGCAGTATTTGATTCCAAAGTTTCTTCCACAATTAAACGGTCAACTTCAAAGTCTAAAAGTTTAAAATCAAACCCTGTTAGCTTAATTTTCTTTACAATAGTCGCTCCAAATCCGGGCATTGCGTAGCAAAGTGGAACTGCTTTAATAAAACCTAGCGGTGCGCCTGTGTCTGCTTGTATACTATTCATAAATCTTGGACGTAAAAATTCATCAATTTCTAAAACATGACCATCAATAGGAGTTGCTTCTAATGCTGATCTCCAATTTTCAATAGCATTTGGGTATACCTTAACTGCTCTTCCGTTGATACTGATTCCTACGCTCTTATTAGGGGCGCCTACTGTGGGGCTACTTGCGTCAAATATATCTACATAAACTAATTCGTATACTGTTTCGCCTGCTCTATTAGTTGCTGGAATAGATTTAACATCTCCAAAATAGAAACGCTTGTTGTAGAAATATTGTTGTAAGCTGATCACATAATCGGCCAGTGTTAATTTTTGTATACCTGCTTCAATTAATAATTTAAGTTGATACTGAATTCCAAACGCAGGATCGTAAGGGCGATATATTTGAGACTTATCAAATAAAGTTTCGCTGGTAATAAAATTTCTATAGTCAACACGCTTATCTCTATTCATAAATGGTTGTACATAAATGTCAGTGAACGGTGTTTGACTATAGTCGGCAATTTGAATATAGAAATTCTTAGCAACGGCGCTAAGATTGTAATTGTCTTTGGCCAATGCTACAAAATCATACTGACGGTCAATTGAGGTAGTCTCGTCATCTAAGTAGAAAGTTTTTCCGTCTAAAAATGTCAAACTGTTGTAAGGAATCTTGCCAGACAATGTTCCGTCAATTTCTAAGTTCATTCCTGGAGGAAGTTCTCCGCTTACTAATTTGTATTGTACCCCAATATCTTCTTGGATATGATGCGCCTTAATAAACAATTCACTTTGATACCCGTTGGCAATGGATCCAACTTTATTGTCGGTATCCCATACAATATTGCTTTCAATGTCGCCTTTAAGATTTAATGTAAACACCCTGTCTGAATAAACACTAGTTCCGTAGAAGCTATCTGTTTTCGTAACACGGATTGTAAATCTATAACTCTTACTGTACGCAGGCATGTGCGGAATTTTACCATACATCATACCAGTGGTGTCGTTTAATTCAAATCCGGGCGGCTGTTCGCTTAGGTCGCCAATGAACATGGTCAAGCCGTCTGGAATAGTAGTTTTTAATCTACTTCCATTGTAGACAATAGAAATTTGTCCTGTGATAGGATCAAAACTCTTTGTAGGTTCATATTGAACTGATAGTTGGTAACCGTCAATTGTATCTGTACTCGGAGTTACACTCTTAATTTGATATAGTGTAGCTAACCATCGGTATCCGTTCCATGTGTAGGTAAAACCGTTTGCTGTCCATGTATCGCCAGATATTGGGTTTACTGGAAATCCTGTAAATCTTAATCCGTCTGTAAAGAAGTCCGGAAGATAGATATATTGCCCAACTCGTGGAACACTAGTTGATTCCCTAACCCAGATAGTGTCGTCGCCTACATTGTTCTTTTCTTGACCAATGTTATATATTTGTTGTCCTTCTAGTGGGTCTCCGTTACTATCTATTATTCCAGCTCCGTAGAATCGGCTATCAGCTAAACATCGAACGTCGGCATTGACCACGTTATTCCATGTAAACTTAATAGGTCCTTCTTCAGGAAACGGATCGTACTTGTAAATTTCTACCATTTGGTAGTTGTCGGCTCTACGTGATCCTAAGTTAGCAGGACTTAACCATGTTGGAGTAAACAGACTACCTACGTTGGCAAAATAATCACTGTCTGCTCTGATCCAAGTTGTGTCAACTTTAAACATATTATGATCTAATAACAAGATCTTAAATAGTCTAGAGTTACTTGTAAACCCGTCACTAGCGGTTACATAAAATTGATATAGCTTTGTAACAAATTTTGGCTTTTGTAATTGTCCGTCTATTAATTCAATAAAGTCATATGGGAAACTATCATAGCTTTCATTATCAAAGCCCACAATAATTCCTTCATCACTTTCTGTTCCAAGATTCTCGTCGATATATCCCGACAACCTACCATCTTCACTTAGTGTTAAGCCCGGAGGTAATGTACCGTCTCCATCGTTAATATAGTATCTAACTTTAACTGTGTCAGTAAGAACATTAGCATCTGCTGTAAATTGATAATCAACAATTTGTTGATTTACTGTATAATTTTCTCCACTAGTTCCTACGGGTAAAAATCCTTCACTAGTAATCCAATATGGGGCGGTAGGTCCCTCTATGTTCATGCCTAGCGTCAAATCGGCAACACCTGACGAGTTTTTTGCTCTAACTACAAACTTGTGTTTAATAACATCACTAACTGCAAACGGATTTCCAATAATGTTAATTGATGTTGGCAATACTGATTCAATTGTACTGCCCGCTGGTATTACATAATTAGTGGCAGTAATAATGCTGGTAGCAGTTATACGTGCTGTAGTTGATGTTGACAGTGTGATCGAGTTTGTATTAACAGACTTGATAGTAGTTCCGGCTCTAAATCCTCTTCCAGTTAACTCTGCATTTTTATAAAATTTATTTAAAGACGTTAAAAATAATACAATGCTTCCTGTATTGGCAGTTGTCTTAACAGTAGTAGATGTACTAAATGGTTGAGTTGGCTCTGATAATGTTATTACATTACCTATTTTTGTTTTAATGTAGGTGCTAGTTGACAGTCCATCACCGATTAATAATGTTGACTCGTAAAAATCTGTTGGATTGTTTACAGTTAATACTGTAACACTAGACGATGCTGTTGATGTTAGTGTTGTAACTTTAGTAGTTCTGTTCCAAAATGCTGGATCAAATCTAGCAGATGATCTGTGACTTTCTTTACAGGTATAGCTCTTATTAAGATGTATTACTTTGTTACCTACACTGTACAATGTGCTAGACAACCAGTTTGAGTCGCTTAACGATAGACCGTCAGGAAGTTTGCCAGTTATAGCAGAAAACGTAACATCTGTCCCTGTGTAATATACAGGAATATTAAGAGCAATTCTTTGGGTATAAGTACCAAGAAAGCCAGGAGTTGTGATCCACTTTGGTGCGGTCATATTTTATAGCCTAAACAAGTTTACCTTGGCACGCCAATCGACAACGTGGCCATTTGCTCCTGCTCCACTAGCGTTTCTCATTTTAATTCTAATATTGTTTCCTAAATTGCTACACTCTAAATCCCACTCAGCGTTACCAGTGTTCCCGTCAATGTCCATGGCAACCGCCCCTAGTCCCCAAGCGTTTGAAGTCATTGCGTTCCATGTAACACTAAACGCACTTGCTACATCATCAGTAGAGTTGGCCACATTCCTTGCGCTAATGTCAATTGTAGCTGATCTATAAACTGTCTTGTCAAATGTAAACATTTCTACGCTTGATGTGCTTAATGTTGTACTACCACTGTAACTTACAATGTCAACACTTGGTGCTGATGTTTGATCAAGAACAAATATAGTACCGCTGGTGCTAGCTCCTGTAGCACTAATAGTTCCGTCAGTGCTGGCCACTAAACCAACACCAATCTTAACACCGCCTAGTGTTGTGTTAGTTGCTGTGCCCAGTGTAAAGCCGCTTGATGTGCTCAGTGCTAAAAAGTTAGCATTAATTTTATTAAACGCTGTTCTTAGGCTGTCACCGTTACCGGCGTTGGCACTAGACCCTGTGTTGATAAACTGTACAGTTACACTCATTATGCTCTCCCTATGGCTACTTCAATAACGCCAATTGATTGACTATCATAGTTTTCGAGAGCCTTGCCAATAACAGATCCTAATTTAGGATCGTCACTGCTAGTAGCAACACCTTCAATTCCGCTAGTAATTAGCATGTCACCTTTTTTAATTGTTCCTATAACTTTACAAGGTACACGCCCTTGTAGAGCAATCAAGACTCCTTCTATCTCATTGTTCATTGAATATGCTGGGTTAGTACTAACTACTCCGGCAACTCGACGATCCATTGTTTGTGTGGTAACAGTTACTTCTTTGTCTCCGCCAAACACTAGAACAGTTCCTGGTTTGTAGGCAGCATCTGTTGTGTACTTTTCTGCCAAGTCGGCGTAGGTAGCTGCAAACGTGGCGCCAGTGTCTAACGTCCATGTTCCGTAAATTTTTCCAGTTGTTGTGTCATTTCCGTCTACGCTGTTTGCTCTTAATGATGCTGTATAAACAACGCTCGAGTAAAGAATTGGTGTTCCTATGCTTTTGTTAGAAAATGTACCAGCTTGGGTATAGTTATGATCAGCTGGATTAACAAATCCGTCCTATTTTAAACTTAATCTGGTCCCCGGCATTATTTGTTCCTAGCACAATACCAGGAGTCATTCCGCAAGCCACATAACTTCGTACTCGATTGTTTGCAGTAGCGGCCGCAGTTATCGCAGAAATTCCAGAACCACCAAGTCCAACCACCTCGTAACCGTCATAGTTACGAAATATAGCAAGACCAGTTCTGGAATAGTTATATTCGCTTACTGCCATTGGCCAAGCCGCAGCCGGCAAGTCATCAGGATTTGCACCATTAAAGAATTTTGCTATATTTTGGCTATCAACAAGTGTATTGCCACCACCGCCTTTATTTAAAGCACCATTTTTAGTCAGTTGAGCATATACTTTTCCTAACCCTGATGATTCGGCATAAACATCTGCGCCAGCAAATTGGAAATTCTTACCATCCCCACCTGTTAGTGTTATGGAATTCGCATTACCAAATTTTAATGTACCTGTGTTCGGAGTTGTGCTTTCGTTGTCTGTGAACCTAATAGTGTTCGCAGTCATTGATGTTATATAGCCAACGACCGAAGCATTAATTTTAGTTGTCATATCTTATTTCCTTGCCTTCTTTAAAAAGTCAACTTCGGCCCTTAGCTCTTTAATAGCCTCTATCAATAGTGGAACTATTTGTTCGTAACGAACAGCTAACATTCCGTTTTCTCTTTCAGCTACTGCTTCTGGAAGAACTTCTTGTATCTGTTGAGCAATTATACCAGCTTCTCTGCGTGTCTGATCTTTACCGTCGGCTTGTTCGTTCCAATTAAATGTAATACCATCTAGTTTAGAAACTTTATCTAGTGCTCCAGTGATCGATTCAATCTTAGTTTTTAGTCTAGAGTCTGAAGTGTAATATGCTGTGATATCACCTTCGGCTGTAATACCACCTTTAACTGCAATGCTGTTACTTCCCGGTGCCGCCTTTCCAACTCCTAAACTTCCTAATTGATAGTCAGTTGTAATAACTAACGCATCTGCGCTACCTGCAGTTGTAGCACTGGCTACACTGACATCAGCTAACACTAACGAACCGCTAACACGATTTAATGGCACAGCAGTTGATCCTAAATAAACCGATCCAGCTTTAGTTTGGTAGCTACTTAGGTCTGGTGGAGTATATGTAAAGATGCCTGTTGCGCTGGCATATCCTATTCCACCTGAACCACTTGCTGCAGCATTTGATCCAACACTTAAACTTGTTAGTGTTATAAATCCCTGTGCGCCAACCCAGTCTTGGAAAGCTACTGTTTTGCGAGTATTTCCTGAAGTTATTGTTGCGTATAACAAACTACCGTCAAATTCCACAGCACCTGCTTGAGGTGTTGTTAATAACGCACCTGATGGAATTTTCATTGTTGGCACAGTTATTGTTCCAGCCGCTAGCTGTAATGTAGTTCCGGCTCCCATAGTAAGCCCAATACCATTGCTGGCCGCGGCCGTTAAGGTGCCACCAACCTTTCGTATCTTATCGTTTTCAATATAGTCAATAGCCTTTTGTACAGTATTGTACGTTGCGTTCATTGAGCCAACTGGGCTATATGTAATTGACGCGCCAGTGGTTGGATATGAGTAGTAAGCATCAATTTCAGCCATAATGCTATCACCAGCGGTAGTTCCAGACGGAATCCTAAATGTTGCCGCTGTTAACGGGCTAGTTGACCCTCCGCTAGTTTCAGTAATTTCAGTACCAAACTGACGTACACCGTTAATATAGACTCTTAGCTGACCTTGACCGGCTGTGTATATTGCTCCTAACGGAAGTGTAAAGTTATAAAGATCGCCGTTGTACCCTGTACCATTTGCTGTCCCAGCAGTGAAGTAATTTCTTGATGTAGTAATTTCTGTGCCAACCGAGTCCCCACCGCCGCCACCGCCGGCACCCCAATAATAATTTCCAGACCCACCAAAGGTCAATACCGTTCCTGGATTTATACCAGTTGGCAATAAGTTTTGAAGTGCTGTTCCAACATCTCGACCACCTGTACCACCTTGTCCAATCTCTAGTGCAGTAGTGTTCAGTGTCAGTGAACCTGCTGTAACATTACCGGAAAAGACTGCGCTAGATCCGTTTAACACGTTTGTAATGGTCATTCCTACAATATTAGCGCCTTCTGCTACTAGTGTTCTAGTATAAACTGTATTGATTCGACCAACAGCGTTATCACGACCGATATTGGCACCAGTTCCCGGTACTCCATTATCTGGACCTAGTAATTCTGGTCGGCTACCTGATACACCAGTTAGTGTCCATGAACCAAATAAGTTACCACTGAAGCTACTGCCAGCACTGATAGTTTTAGTGTAGATGTTATTGAAACGTTTTGTAGTAGTTCCGACATCTGGAGATTCATTAGTCGCAGGCGCTATAGATCCACTATCGTCAACAAGGTATACACCTGTTATATTACCAGTTGCGCTACGTTGTACAATACTGCCGTTTGATGTTGCCACCCTTGCTTCAACATACATATGTGGAGTAATATTGCTTAATAACGCAACTGCTTTTGTTGCTGTTCCAGTAAATGTGTCAGCAAAGACATTTTTGAATGTTCTTGAAACACTACCTAAAGTTACACCAGCGGCAACAGTTGCGTCAAATTCGGGTGTTAAGTTTCCAGTTAGTGTCTGACGTCCATCCTTAGTTAATGCTTGTAGGAATGTTACTACTGTTCCAGAAGTTAAAATACTAACGTTAGCGGCAGTTGCTAGTACACTACCAAGAAGACCGCCTGCGTTTCCAGATCCAATTCCGTTAGCAGGAATTTGTTGTAGTTTGCTTAGTACAATACCGTTCGTTGGCAATGTACTATCAGCTAATGTTACATAACCATTGGTCACTGAGAACATTGTGCTATCATACACACTTACACCTAGATGTGCCTGTCTTCCTTGTTGAGAAGCAATAGTTGATAAATTAGTAGCAGTTGTTTTAGCTTCGGTCATCAATAACTTGTATTGACGAATTTGAGCCGCACTATTCACATGATAGTCAGTAATAGGATTGCTAGCATCTAGTGTTCCACCGTACACTCCACTAGCAGAAGCACCCGTTAATTTAATAGTTAGTGTATTGGCTGTTCTTGTAAACGCAACATCACTACCACCGCCTATATTGCCAGGAGTATTAACCGGTAGGGTAACATCATTGGCCAAGTTAACAACTTGTCTAGTGTTATGCCATATTGGTTTGTTAGTTGCTGTACTTTCGGAGTACATTGTAGAACTAAAACCAACTAGGTCAATGTCTTGAGGAGCTGTGAATACAACATCACTTAATGTTGATAGTTGGCGTGTTTCTTTATCAACATAACGTTTAGTTGGTACTTGTAAAGCAGGATCGCCAGCAACTGGATGAGCACTTGCCCACAATGGTCCACGCATCTTGCCCCATTCTGGATGGGCACCGCCCGGGAATGATACACTTGCGTCTGCGGCCCAGACTGCGTTAGTTCCGTCTAGGTGTAATCTGTTATCGACGTAGTATTTGTTTGTAGCATCATAATCTGAGTTACCTGGATTAGATAATGACTGAATCAAGTTTGAATTCATATTCAAACGATTTTTCATTCCCTGTACACCAGTTAAGTCTAGATATCCTGGTCCAATTAAGTTTAATGTTGTGCCGGCACCAGATCGGCTTGTTCCTAGACGTCTTTCAACGAATTGAACAATTGCACGTTCTGTTGGAATAGTACTATTGCTTTCTCCAGTTAGTGCTGAGTCAGCACTAAAGTCGTCGATTAATTGACCTTTCTGTAATTTAATACTTGGTAAGTTGGCAAGAGCAACAGGCGCATTTAAACTTACCTGTCCCTTGGCCTGATCAACAATCAAGTAACCGCCTACACTAAATGTTCCGTCTTGGTCAGTAGTTACGAAGAATACACGACCTTTTCTAAGTTCAATTACTTCAGATGTTGAACCTGCTGGTGCACTCAACGGAGGTCCAAACAAGTCGTTTGGAATTTTAGAACTTGCATAGCCACCAGTACCAATGTCAACCATATCGTGCGATGTAGCACGTAGCGTAGAAATTTTAACTGTAATAGCTGCATCTTGATTACGCATTACCCCTGCGTACAAGTTGTTTGCCATCATCTCTGACGGTAACCCGTTAGGAGTTATGTCTGCGCCAGCCTGCGTAATTCTTTGAATAGTAATTTCTGCCCAGGGTTGGCCTGTAGTTGTTGGGGAGCGATACCCTGTAATCTTAAACAAGAAGCCGTCATATCCAAACATATAATAGTATGGAGTACTTGCTGCCAACCCTGCTAAAATTCTTGCCGAGTCTGCTGCCTTCAATTGATTAATTTTAACAACTGTAGTATTAGCTAGGCCCGCTATTTTAGCGGCAGTAACACCTAAGTTACCAGAACTTGCTGTAGCTGGTAACGGTCCGCCCGACGCACTGTCGTCGGCAGAATATCCAATGCCAGATTCTGTAACTGTAATTGAATTAATTACTCCGCTACTGTTAGCCGTTCCCTTGGCAACTGCTCGTGTACCTGTAAATGTAATTTGGGAAATAGTAGTTATATTTTTAACAGCAGTTGTTAGTCCAATTCTTGTTGGACTACTTGTTGAAGTGTTGACCCAAGTAACGCGGTTATTAACAAGGTCGGCGCTGTTTGCTAACATACCAACATGTAACGGTCCGGTAGCATTTGTAATTATAACGCTTGACGTTGATTCAGTTGTGCTTGCGTATGCGTATTGTGCGTAGGCTGTAACAGGAGTTATTGTGTTAAATGTTAGTGTGACTTCCTGACCAGCTGTGTACCCTGTTCCACCAGTTTTAGTAACATTGTAGATACCTTGACGATATATACTTTCTACCCAAGGTTGGATACTGATATAGTTGTAAGCATTGTTACTCGATGCTAAAGTAATATCGTTGCCTTGATAAGAGAAACTAGATATTTTATAAGTTGTTTGAGGATCTTCGCTGTAGTTAATAACTGTAGCAGTACGTGTTAGAACACTTGGATTTAATCCACTAAACTTCTGTTGAAACTTGATACGATACGTTCCGTTTAATACCTCGCCATCGGTCATTGTTTGGAACCACTTTTCTCCATTGGTATCTAAACTAAACAGATAGTAATTGCTTGGAATTCCAGAGCCTGCTGGAATCCTTGTTGCGCTAACAATAGTGTAAATTTTGCGAACACCGTAATGGTTTACTTCAACTTCACTCTTGCCATATGGATCAAAGTTACTAACAACAGCATAAACAATACTTGCTCCTGCTACGTTGGTATAACCTGTTGCGTTTTTAAAATTAACAATTTGATTAGTGTCTGATAGTGTCTTTAGAGCAATAGGAGTTTCTAAAGGATCGCTTCCTTCAGCAACTAAACCGTAATTACCATAGGCACTAGAACCTGTAATAGTTCTAATCTGAGCACCATTTAGAGCATAGTATGAAGTCCAGCAGTAGTATGTAAACATGGAAACGTTTTCCATGAAGCCACCGTTGGTTACAAAAATACCGTAGCCTAAGTCGTTAACCTGTGTAAAGTCGTTTGCCAACATAGAACGGTTACCGGCAGTGATCGTTTCGATAGTGCTTGGTAGTGTTCCGATGAAACCATTGGTAATTGCAAGGCGCTGATTCCATCCAGTACCGAACCAATAGTCCGGACTTGTTGTATAACCACTACCTGTGTTGACCCAATTGAATCCTGTAATACCGCCAATACCTGTAGCTGCAATAACAGTAGCATTGGCTCTTACTCCGCCAGTGCCGCCCGATGCAGCAAAGTTAACTGTCATTCCATTAGTGTAGCCAGTACCGGAGCTAATAATTTGTACAGACCCAGTAGCAACACTTCCGCTCTCATCAATTGGGAAGCTGATAATAGCACCACCAATTACCACAGTAGCGGCAGTATTAACGTAACCAACACCTGGGTTAGTAAATGTAATTCCAGTCCCAACTAGAGCACCGGCACCGTCAGTTTGAATTGTACCGACGGCTTTAACACCTCCCGGTACCGTTGGGCTACTTAACGATACTGGAAGTGTCTTACTTCCTTGGAAACCCGTAGCACTAATATAACCTGAAGAAAATCCTCCAGGACGAGCTGGGTTTAGATTTAGTGTTGCCTGATACGTTACTCCACTACTGTCTAACTGGAATTCACTAATAAAGTTAACTTCAAATGTAATACCTTGATGTAGGAAAAACGTTGGAGTCTGTGGCTTGCGTTTTAGTCCTTCAACAAAAATCTTAGTCAGTGTTCCAGTCTCTAAGTCTGCTTCTGCTTCTAAATTATTTTGACTGTTACGTCTAGGGGTCATTTGTAAGTTACCAGCAAAGCCGTCAACTAACATACCTCCAGAGAACACTTGTCTATTTTTACTACGACTAAATGACGATGCTGTTTGTGTATACGGTGATTTAGCAAGAACTTGACCTTCGGGGTCAAGTACCTTCATGAAACCGCCATGTCCTTGACAGCTTACATAACGAATAACGTTAGCGTCATTCATTAAGAAACAGTCCATCTCATCGTTGTACAATGGAGGGTTAAAATCTGGGTTTCCGCCAACAACACTACCAATGCCGTCAGTTAAATTCTTTAACGAGTTTAAGCTGTTGTCGACACCAGTACCAGTACCTTTGTCTAGTTGAACGTATGCTTCACTATATCCAGTTCCGCCACTGACTAGATTAGCAGATGTAACAACTGTGTATGGGCCTACAGTACCAGTAGTGATAGTAATAAGGCCACTACTTGCTCCGGGATTTCCGACAACTTTAACACCGGGAGTTGAATAGTATCCACGCCCGGGTTGAACTATTTCTACACTTTTAATAGTCCCAGTTGGTGCCAATGGGATTTCAATCTCAGCCTCAACTGCTGGCAGACCAGTCTGGTTTCGAATAACGACAATTTGAGGAGCCGATGTATATCCAGCTCCCACGTCAGTAAATGTTAATCCTGTAATTTTTCCATCGTTGTCAATGTTTGCAGTAGCCTTGGCAATAGTAGAGTATCCTCCGCCTACAAAACTAATTGTTGGGGGAAATTGATATCCTAAACCTTCATCAATAATATTGATATTGTTAGGGTCTAAAGCATATCCAATTGTTGGCCTAATAACAGCCATATCAGATTGATATGTTGTTCTATCAAATGTCTGCGCTTTAGTAGAATATGAGTTGATTCCTTGGCCTTCGCCTGTAGGAATATTTTGAACAACACGTTGAGCCAGCTCTCCAATTTTAGCAATGGCATCTACAGTCTGTAACAGTTCATAATTTTGAACGGTAGGAACATTTCTATAACTGTCAGCTACTGTTAAACAGTTACTAATATTACCTGCGTCTAAGTCAGCACAAATAGCATCAATGATAGTACCTACGTCTCGGACACATTTTTGTTTTTGTAAAGTTGTTAAACTAAAGCCAGCCCAAATGCCTACACCTAGAGCAATTTTTGCGTCAATGTAAGCACCAATTTCTGCTTGTATATACCCCTTGTTTAATGCTAGTAAACGGGCACTGGTTAGATAGTTACCAGCTTGATTTTTAATAACGTAGTTAATAGGACGTTTAGCATCACGTAGATAATGATATCCAAAGTTAACAGGGTTATACACATGCCATTGATTTCCAACGGATGCAGAACTGGATGTTAACTTTCTTTCAAAAGAACTATTTTGAGCCAAGTTAACAGTAAAGACGTTAGCAGTTACAGATAAAATTTCTCCTTGTCCACCGTTGCCTACAAATACTTTTCCTTTCCAAGACGATGGCAATGAATACCCTGGCTGAGGAATTCCGTTAATAGTTTGTGAAACTGTAAATGTTACAACGCCTGTGTCTCGATTATTTTCAGTTCCGTCAGGTGTTGCTGTAAGAATACCGCCTTCATTTGCGGCATAATCAACGTCTTTGTTTAATTGAGAAATTAGCAATCCGTCTGTTTGTGTATCACGACGGAAATAGATATTTGCCCATGGGCTAACAGAAATTGTTGACAGGTCACTATTAACAAACGTAGCAGGCTTAGGAATAGAACGTCGGAATTCATCTCCACGTATAGAAACGTTTCTACTCAATCTAACTGGGTAATTTTCTAGATGTTCACCAGATTCAATAACAATAGTGATCTGAGTTTTATCTTGACGTTGTCCCCAACGTAGTCTTTCACCTAGCTGAAAGTACCCGCTATAAACGTGCCATTTGTCTCCATCAATATTATTCGTGTTACCTAATGGAGTTGTAAAGTTAACAGTGATACGATCGTATACGTCTTGTGTAACTGGGTCGGTATAGTAACCAACATCGACAATTTGTCCTTCACCACCGCCAACGCTAGCATCTACTTTAAAAATATAGCCTTTCCAGAATTCTGGAATGTTAACTAAGTTTGGTGTTTGAAATTGTAGTATAACATTACCCTGAGCTTGAATCTGAGTTAACTTACTAACAATAGTCTTAGCATAGTCAACTGGTACAATATCGTAGTTTTCGTAGTTTGGACCAGTTGTATAACCAATTTTTTCAACTAGGCCGATAGCACCAGTTGATTCTCCGAGAATATAGCAACCAGGAAATAAACTTCCGTTAGCATACGCATCAGTACCTTTTCCTTCTCCGCCTGACCATCCTACACTAATTCTTTTTGCGCCGGCAACATAGGGGCTAGTTTCTACAATATTACTAACCGTAACATCGGCTAGTCCGTTGTTGGTTGTAATAAGTTTTTGGTATGGTCCAAGCACAACTTGCGAAATAGCCAGCATCTCTTCGGCGGCTTTACCAGCTTGTCCGATAGTTTTAAATGCGTATGCTAGCGCACGACCTTTCTTAAAAGAAGGAATATCTGTTCGGTTATCACGTCCAGTGGTAGCAACGAAGAAGTTAACCGCGCTGACAAAGCTGGAACTGTCAACATATGATTTAGTTGCCGCAATTTTTCCACCAAAGTCTACATCATCTTGTGTAATTGGATCGCGGAACAATACCAACGGTCCGGTCATTGTACCCATGGCTGGGTTTACGGTATTTGTAGCAGGATCAACTGAGTATGCGCCTTTGAGACTGATCTTACGGTCAGCGTATTCTTTATTAACCAAATGTCCGGCTTTAGTAGCAGTTGTAAGAGCAATTGGATTGGATCTAAGTGTACTACCTTCAGCGGTTGCAACTGGATTTCCAAAATAAGCAGGAGGAACTGTGTCGTCCTTTTCGTATTTGGCATCTCTGTTTAAGAAGTTATCGTAGACCCACTTCTTAGTAACAGTATCATAATCGTTAGTAGGTTCGCTGAATTTGATACCTTTATGACTGAAAAGACCATCTAAATCGCCACCTAACACTGGATTTGCATCAGATTTTAAGTTACTAGCTGTGTTGGCAATGATGATACTATCATCAGTTAGTGTAATTTGAACACCAGTACTGGCAACTAATGTGCGTTGTACAATTTTTGTAGCACTGGTATTGATACCTAAAATGGTACTAGAACTTAATGTTGCTGGTGCTTCGCGTAGTTTAACAAATCGTAAACCGTCTCCTAAGCCTGCTACGTTGTAAAGATCATCAAAGTTACTATTGACTTTATCGAACGCATCGCGAATTGTATCGCCAGTTCCGTCGTTGCTTTGATTACCGATATTAATGATTTTTTTATTTGCCATGTGTAGTCTCTCACAATAAGTGCTGTTCATCTTATTTACCAAACTGTTTTGTAATCTTAATGTAAATACCTTATGTTTTTGAAAACTGAAACACGTAAAAGATATTTCACTCGTAAGAGTACGCTAGGACATGAACACACGCATTGGAGAGAGTACTGTGTTGTTATATTTCGATGCGATAGCTGTAGCGATCTATTTGAAAGAGAGCGGGGACGTATGAATCCCAAGCGATTAAACAACCATTATTTTCATGTTTGTAAAAATTGTGATTCAAAACGCTTTGCTCAAAAAAAGGGCGTTGAGCGTAGATTTATATGGGATGCGCCTGTAAACAGTAATATTGACATAAGTAAAATTTAAACACGGTACTTATTGTGTTAAATATATGTTTAATTAAAAGGAATCATTAATATGATCAAATTCATCAAGTCCTTCTTTGGTACTTCTAAAGTAGCAACAGAAACCCCAGCACCACCTTATAAAGTTGAGGCACAACCAGCTCCTGTAGAAGAAGTACAGAAGCCAGCAGAAGTTAACACAGTTGCCGTGGCAGTTGCGTTAGATCTAGAAACTTCTGATATGGGAACTGCTCCTACTAAGAAGCCACGTGCTCCTAGAGCGCCTAAGGCAAAAGTAGAAAAGGCACCTAAGGCCGTTAAGCCAAAGGCACCTGCTAAAGCAAAAACTGTTAAGGCTAAAAAGGCTTAATTAGTATTCACCGTTGAATTGAACCAGTTTACTACCTCAGGTCTAAACAGTTCATTCAACCGGTGTTTTCGAATACCTTGAGGTCCGTTGTTGCCGTGAGCAACATGGTAGCTTCTCATAACTTTGTCATCAAGATGGACTTTTCCATCTTTTATCACGGCCTGCGCTTCTCTGCCTAGGCTAGCACAGTTGTAATACTGTTTAAAGTCTGGCGACTTGAAATCTGTAGAACCATCTAGCACTTTGGTATTGTATCCGTATCCGCCGTGCCAAATAACATTCAACACATCGTTTTCTTTAATACGCATGTCGTCTGATAAGATTCTGCTGTACTCCTCGTACTGATCCCAAAACTTCTTATTAGGACTAGCAATTAGTCCACCCTGTATATAAACAGGATGATCAACTGTAGGAATAGGAAGTCCATTAAGTTCTCCACCAGCAATGTCAACGTTGTTATTAATTACATTAAAATTAGCACACGCGGCAATGTCGTAATCACCTTCGAGCAATTCTGTTAGACGATCAAAAAAGTAAAAGTCTGCGTCTACGTTAACAACTAAGTCGTAGTCGTTATACAATAACTTGGCAAACGATGCTTTACAGTTACAATGGTTTAGCCAGGGCTTTTCTGAAAACAGCTTTTTAATATCTGCTGTATCAAACACTACCAAATCTACATCTGGATGAAAGTGTTTAAAGCTCTTTTCAAAATTATCAAAGTCGATAATTGTATTTTTAAAATCGTCTGTTAGCCAGGCATAAAAAACTGTTTTCATTTAGTTGTACTTTCTTTTTTAGTTAGATGTATTGTGTTGTCAGGATGTACTTCCCAAACAAGTGTGTCTCCGATTTCCCATCCTAACTCTTTCCACATGTTGTCCGGGATGGGCATAATCAACTCTCCGGTCTCTGGATCTTCTTCGAGGATAACGGTTGTCATGATTTGTTCCTGTAATAATCGTAAAGGGCAAAGCTGGCTAAGTTTTTAGCCTTAGACTCGCACATGATGTCATGTGTATTTAAGAACTGTAATGCCCAGTCGTTAACTTCTTTATTCCAGTAAAAGTCAGAGTGTGCTCTGAGATTTTGCTTTTTGTATCCGCTTTCTAAAAGAGTTGTATAGTTGGGAGCGCAAAGTAGGTCATGATCCACAAGATAATCTTCACGGCTAATAGAATAATGCATAGTAGGCCGGACACCACGCCAAGACTGAACCACCCGATCAACACGGGGGTCCACGGGGGAGATGTACTCTCCTGTTTTAATCCAATGGTGATGAATATCAAGAACGATAGGCACCAAGTCACTAATAGTAAGGCAATCATCTAATCCCCAAGAGTTTTCTTCATTTTCGATAGTAATACAGTTACGAGCTTCTGGGCTTAATCGTTTATAAGCGGCACGAATTCCGTCTGGACCTCGTTTGCCACTAATGTGTACATTAATTTTAAAGTCTTGAAACTTTTTACCATATCCCATCATACGGGCCATGTCGGCATGATACTCAAATTCTTCAATTGAACGCTCTACAATTCCATCGTTTTCAGATGCTAGAACTGTAAACTGCCCAGGATGAAAAGATAATCGAACATTGTTAGCACGAGCAATATCTCCCACCCTTGCAAATGCTTTTTCAGCGTATGAAATAACATCGGGGCGTTGCCAATAATACGCATACGTAGCATGAGTGTAAACAGGCAGAATATCACTGCCAATACGAACCATACGAAGTGGCTCATCAAGTTCGCTAACCTTACCTACAAGTTTTTGAACAGCTTCAATATTGCCTACCATTAGGTCCCAAAGTTTTTGTTCAGCTACATCGCGACTTTGTCGATCAAGCCAGGCTACTGTAGTAGATCCTGTATTGTATTTCTTACAATCGTCTGTAGGTTTAATTCCATCTGTCTGATGTGGATGATCGATCCATTTACATGCGAATCCGAGTTTGCCCATTACCAATGCCTTATAACGCCTGCAATTATAAAAAAGTTTGTGATAACATATATTAACACAATTAAGGTACGAAAGCAAGCAATACGATCAGCTTCATTGTCCGTATTGCCTGCTTTTTCTCCAATGGCCTTAGCCCACAGTCGCCAAACTCTTTTCATTAGGTAATCCAGTATTTGATTATTCCTATAGTATACATTACACATACTACAGCTTCAACAAAGATTAAAGACCACTTGCGCCAAACCATGCCTACTATTAACCAAAGTAAATTTGTAAACAAACTTAGATACAAATACTCTGGGTAATAGTTAAGCGAGGTCAGTGCTACTGAACATAAAAATGATACAGTAGCAACCCATTCAATCCAGCGATCAAACAGTTCACGCAAAGAGGTCTTCATTCCATTCACGATGACCTTCACGGAAAGCCATATTACTTTGAGTTTCACGTACTTCTACACGATAGCACCAAAGGCGTTTGCTTTCACCGTCACCCCACATGTCCGGAATGTAAACACCATTGACATACTTGTACAGCATGTCGCTTAGTGCTTCGCAACCTAGAGCAGGAAGGATAGTTAGTTTAGCCAACTTGCGGCGTTCCATTTCTTTGTAGAATTCTAATTCTGGATCATCGGCACTGACCAAGGTAGTATGGTCAAATTGGTCTTCTAGGATTTTCTTTAGTTCTTTTAAACCACCATAGTCAGCCGCCCAATTGCGGACATCTAGGTCGTTGGTGCCAAAGTAAAATTTCATGCTAAATGAATAGCCGTGATTTAGATTACAGTGACTATCAGCTCGCCATTGGCGATAGGCGCAGGGAAATGCGTCGTGATATTCTTTAGTGCTTGTGTACTTGTATTGTACGGGTTGAAGATTTGCCATCTCTAGTCTCCTTTATAAGGTAGCAAGTTTGACGACATGCAGAATTTATAAAGCGGGGTGAATGACGTTAAAAGACCGCTAACAATTATTGTATAGATCTTTATTTATCGTGTCAACTACTTCGGTAGATTTTTTACGTCTTCTTTGATATCTTTAATTGAGTTGACAATGTCAACTAGTATCTCAGATTCTTGTTGACGATGATCAATAAGTTGGCGGATAAGTCGCATTGTCCAGTACCACCAAGTCACCGAAATGGTTAAACCAAAAGCTACCATTGCCCATACGTAATGATGAGAATCCAGAATTGTTTGATCAAATACAATTTTTCCAATTACTAATACTACCAATGCGCTGAGTATTAACCAGGCTTTACGTTGATTATTAAATAGTTTAAGATTTTTTAAGTGGCGAGAAAGTTTCTTGTCCATGATGTTGCTCCCATAAGTGCAAATATTTAATATAGGAGCACTGGAACTTTTATCGGTAGTTTATTCAAATATCTGCCCGAACGGTTTCCATGTACCTGGAAATCCGCCTTGTACGCATACCCAACCAATAAACGCATTTGGTCTTGGGTTGGTGTTCCAAATAACGTCACCTTTGTTATAGTGACCTTCACCTGGAGGATTGTCTCCTTGGGCAAACAACTTCCCGGCAATACGCATATTACCAGCAACTTCAAATTGTTCAACAGGATTTTTAATACCTACAGATAGCTTACCGTATACACGGGTAATTGAGTTATCACGGCCTTCTTTGCCAAGAGTAATGTCGCCTTGCTCTGCTACGCTAATACGAACTTGGTTATCAGTTACAATATCAACTGGACGATTATTAAATGTACCTACTCTAGCACGGCCTTCTTTATCGCCTTCGATGTAGAAGTCTGTATCGCTTTCTAGATCGTACACGGAGAACAAATGCGTGGGCTCTGAATTGCCCACAGCAAACTTACCTTGTTGAGCATCATAAAAAACCATATCTCCAATGTTAACGTTGCCGCTAACATTTAGAGCTTGTAGTGTTCCTACATTCTTTAGGTTACTTTCAGTAACACTTCCGCCTAGGGTAGTTTGATTAAGAACACTACTGCCACCAATCATAAATTGACGCTGTGGCGCTAGGTCAACAGTTTCACTTAGGAAGAACCGATCTGGATTATTACGATAAACAAACTGTTTGTTGTATCCCGGGCTTGGCCATAGCAAACCTGTACCTACGTTGGTACCTTGCTCGTTATCCATAGCAAATTCAATATATTGCTTTTCATAACGTTGATTTGTAATAATTTCTGTAGTTCTTACAAACCCCGCGTCAATTATACCATACACTTTAACGTCACCGCGGATTACAGTATTGCCCTCAATTGTGCCTAATTTGGCAGATTTGGTTTCAATACTGTCAACAGTTAGTTTACCGTCAGTGATTGTTAGTGTTGTAGAAGTTGCTTGATCGCTTATACCTGTGCTGGAAAATCTAGCGATTGTTCCGCCGGCAATAAAGTCTCCGCTGAGATCGCCGTGCTGTAGATCAAGTTCAGCGACTGTTACTTTGTTATCAAAAGTTTTTACCATGGTTTTGCGTTCCTAAATAGATGCTAATAGCACTATTTAGCAGAACCATAGTATCGACTTATGACAGACGATTCTCTACAACTTTGTCAATTAGACCGTATTCTAGAGCTTCTTCTGCGCTCATAAAGAAATCACGTTCCATATCACGAGAAAAATCTTCGTAAGTTTTGCCCTTGCTGTTGTGCTTAACATAGATTTCAGTTAGAGATTTCTTCATTTTTAGGATCTCTCTTACTTGGATTTCCATGTCTGTAGCTTGACCGCCTGCGCCACCTGATGGCTGATGAATCATATGTCGTGCGTTGGGCAACATATAGCGTTTTCCGGCACTCCCTGCCTGGGCAAGTAAACTACCCATAGAACAGGCTTGCCCCATAACGTATGTACAAATATTAGGTTTAATAAATTGCATTGTGTCATAAATGCTCATACCTGCTGTGACAACTCCGCCCGGACTGTTGACGTAGAAGTGAATGTCTTTTTCGCTGTCATTACTTTCTAAATGTAAGAACTGTGCTACAATAACATTAGCACTATGATCGTCTACTGGACCGTTTAAGAACACAATGCGTTCGTTAAGCAGACGACTGTAAATGTCAAAGGCACGTTCGCCTGAACTGGTCTTTTCAATGACCATTGGAATTAAACTCATTTTGTTTCCTTTTCTTTTTTGTATTCTGCTGTTTGTCTAGCATACTCTGCCGCACGTTTATCTTCACACGGTTTGCAGATAGTTTTAATCCAACCTCCGCCTTTGCGTTCACCTGTATTACCACACGATTCACATATTACGCCTGACATTGATTCTGCCATGCTAACAAGCCCGCTAATGTAGTCATCACCGCCCGAGTAGTAAAAACGTAGAGTACCAAACTTTTCTTTAACTTGATCCAGCGTTACTTGGGGAACCGTTTCTGTCAGTTCGCGGCGTCCACCGGCAATAATCTCCCCCAGTCGCTTGTCTTTGTATTCTTGACTAAGACTTAAATGATCTGTTTCAAACAGGTCAAAGTTACCTGCTTGACATTGAGTTACCATTTCATTATACTTGATGGCAGACTCACGTTGTTTTACTTTCCAATCAATATGATGCTGAATATTACCCATAAGCTGATCTAGGATATTGAACCAACCATCTCCACACTCGAATCCCCAACACATACAAGTTTCGGTCATGTGAAGGTTACGGTTAACCATCATCTTTGGATACTTTTCACACAACAGTTTGTCTAGTTCTTGTTTCATTTGTATTCTCTATCAAGTTTAACGTTAGTTAGACCCGCAATAGTTTGGAACGTATCCCAGGCTTTCTTAGCGGCTTGGTTATTTTCAAGCTCACTACTTGGCAGAACTGCTTCAAGCCAAATTTCAGGACGGCGTCTAGGATGTGCTCCAAACTTGCGAGGCTGATGGAACTTTCCAGTTTCCCACAGCTCAATACTTACACTTCGATACTTGTCTTCATCTTCGTCGGTGGTACCCGACCATTCTGGGTTAGATCCCCCAAATAGTCCTCGCAGTGAGGTGCCGGATGAGCCGCCTGAATAACCTTCCCAGATTCCGCGCCACTGTTCGGCATCGTGCGGATCAAAATCTGTTCGAGCAATGATTACTAGGACATCGTCAATGTCTACAATACCCTCAACGATATCTCGAATACAACGACTGTAGCTGAGACCAATTTTCATTTAATTTGTTCCATTCTAAGTTTACGACATTCCTCTTTAACTTTAATGGGAATGTCTGGACTAATTTCTGCTATACTGCAATTATACACTACTTCACCGTGCTTGGGCAAGAGATAAAAATAGCCTGCGTAAACAGATAATATCACAATTACAAAAAATACAACTTCAATAATGTTTCTTAGTTTCATGGTTTTCCTTTCCAGCAGTTAAAATTCATACTAATTACCCAACGGTCTTCATCGGCATTACTTGGCTGTGTTCCGTGCCGCAGGAAAGGGGCAAAGAAATAAACACGATTATCCTGTGCGGGATAGTTATAAGTTAACGGTGATCTTGAATTCATTTTAGTACTCATTCCAAACCAATGATTTTCCATTGGATCTATAATCACTAAGTCTCCACACTCCGGGGGAGCCTGAACATAGGCAGACAGTACTAGGTCACAGTTAGCATGAGTATGATAGTTTGTCCAGCCACCTTTTTTATGTCTATTGGACCAGCTTCGTGTTATCTCTATATAGTCAAACTCAAAGTTCCAACGATATGACAAAATATTATGGGCCTTCTTTAACGCCCAAATTGAAAAGTCATCGAACTCAGGCTGTTCATGTATTTTGTGAAGATGATTACCCGCTGTGCTACCGGCGTTTCCTAATTCAAGCGTCCCACCGTAATTGTCAAAATCTTTACTAATAGAAGTAATCTTTTCAAGTTTAGGTAACGTTACTGCTTTATCAAATGTATAGTCCTCTTCAAAGATAAGAGGCACTCCGATCTGTCGTGGTATCATTTTACAATCTTTAAGTTAAGCGCAATACACCATCGAACATCGTCAGATGAACTAGGCTCTGTTGCGTGTCTAATAAAAGGAGCAAAGAAATATACTTTGTTATTCTTCACAGGAAATTTGTAACCAGTGTAAAGACTATTATTATCTCCCGTTAATGACATGCCAAACCAATGGCACTCTAACGGGTCCACTAAAAGTAAGTCCCCGCAGTCTGGCGGCGCAGTAATGTATGCTACTACAATTAGATCAGTGTGATGGTGTATATGATAGTTAATCCATCCACCTTTACGTGTTCGGTTAACCCAACTACGAGACACTTCAACGTCTTTAAAATCACATCTCCATGAAGTTAAAATACCTCTAGCTCTTTCCAAAGTCCAGTTGGTAAAGTCTTCAAAGATTGGAAGTTTATGTGGAGTATCGTTGACTTCTCTAGTTGTAATGTCTAAGCCTTCCATACGGATCATAGCTAATTCCGGAGCAGGCGCATCTACCTTTTCTAGATATTTTTCCAGTTCGGGTACTACAACTTTACGATCAAATACGTAGTCGTCTTCAAATACAATAGCAGGGCCCAATCGTTTAGGCATCACCATTGGATTTTTCCTCTTCGTATTTTACAATCATTCTATACAATGGTTCCATGCGTTCTTGGAATACATCCGGCGCCTGAAGTGCTGTACGCTGCATATCCCATGTTGTAGGATAGTGGCGCAGACAATACCGAGCATTATCTTTAATTGCTTTTGGAATTCGTGGTGTACTAAGAATTTCTCTTAGAAACTTTTCTGTTTGTACAACAGCACGGTATCTTTCGTCTGGTAGTGTCATTGGAAATCTCTAAACATTTGTTGTCGGCCTTCTTCGCCAATTTCTTGATCAAATATAGTTCGGACATGCTGTAACATAGCACAGGCCATCATTAGTAGGTCTTCTCTATTGTCACACATTAAAATTTGTTTTTCAATTGGCAACATGAGCTCTTGCATTCTTTCTGCTATTTCTTCTTTCCTACTCATACCAGTTCCTCGACAATGCCGAGAATTTCTGCCATTATAAGACAAACACCAGCCATTAGCAAGTTGCCTGTAATCAAACAGCCACCTGCTACAATACGAATAGCACTCTTTACAAGACTAACATAAAAATGTCCCTTGCTTGTGTCTTTAGGTTGTACTTCAATGTCCACGTTTGAAAAGTCCTTTAATTGATTGGAATAGATTATAAAATCTAAAATGATAATTTGTTAGCATGGGCGGACGCATCGGGCATCGACCTTGTCTGTAATCACAATCGGGTGAATATTCTTTATTACAAGTATTACAGTTCATTTTGAATCTCCATAGGTTCTACATCTACAACAATATTTAGAGTAATCCTCTCAGGCGACACTGATGGATTGGTTCCTGCGTGTTTTATGTTAGCAGGAAATATAACAGCCCGTCCCCGCTTTGGCGTAACACGGATTGTTTCATATGGAGTAAAAAATACAGTATCACCGTCGGCATCATTAACATAATATACAACAGACCATTTGGTTAGATACCTATTAACTACATCGTGGGTGTCGACGTGAGGAGAACACCACCTATTGTTAACATCAGAACACTTCCACATTAGATTAAACTTTACCCTATGTACACCTACAATTGGCTTAACATGTTTTTGTATACCTTCCATTAACGGTTGTAGCCTGTTCTCGAAATACGGGTCATGTATATCTTGAGCAATGATAGGGCACACTAATTGTCCAACGTCATAAATTTGACTAGTAATAGTGTGCCCTGTATTTTCTCGATAAGTGCTTCGATGATATAGCCATTTGAAGTTTTTCGAGTCTAGCCAGATACTTTCCTGTAGGGCTAGATCAATAATGTTGTCAATTACAACTGGCTTCATTTATACGCCTTAAGAATCACAATGTCTTCACTAAGACGTCCGTTAAGCAGTACACTGGTTGTTTTAATCTTAGTAAACCAATCAATGGCCCGCTTCTGCGTATTCTGCTCTTTAAACTCTTTTAGTTGTTCAAGCGGCTTACGCAGGGTCTTTTGAAAGCTCTTTTCAGTAAACTCTGTAATGCTAGTACCTCTAACGCCAAAGCCGGCGCTGGTCTTGCTTACATACACACCAATCTTACGAGTCTTAGTGTTATACACTATAACACTTTGAGCACCGATAATAGACGCAGGCGGCACTGACGTAATACCAAGTTTAGTTTCACTCAACATAAACTTGACCTTCTTAACCAAGTCCTCTGCGGGCTTAACTTTCTTGGCACGAGGCTTCTTAAGCACTTTCTGTTCTGCGGCAATCTGTTCACATGCCTGGGCAATGTTTTCGTAAAACTCAATCAGCTTCTTAACATTCTTACGTGCGACATGTTTGTATGCTTCCTTCAACTGCTCGTCTGCGTTTCCGCTAGCAAGTTCAGCAAGTTCGTCAGCACCGCTTTGGAAGTAACCTTTAATCAACCGTGCGTGAGCGGCCTTGGCACCTTTACCTTTAAGCAAGTTGACAACCTTAAACTCTTTTGGGTTAAAGCCTTCTGGATCCGTAATCCACTGGTCAATAGCGTAGTCCAATTCTTCACTCATGTCTCCAGCGGCTTCTCGTAACCGATCTTGAATAGTAGGAACGTAGACAGCAACCTTTTCAACTTTCTTAGGAACGTCATCTTCTTCTAAGTCATTGGCACCTTCGGCAAGCACCTTTTCAATTTCTTTACGCAACCATACGGCAGTATCTTTGCCGCCGTTGAAGCCTTCGTGTACTTCGGGCATGCCTTTGAGCAGACACGCACCAATAGAGCACATAGTCCCGTTAAAATATTTGTCCTTAGTTTTACGGATAGTATAGACATCGTCTTGGTCGTACCCGTTGAGTTTACACCATTCTACAAGTTTGGGCTTGAGTTCTTTAACAGAGCTTTCCAAACGATACCAGGCCATCGATGCGTGAAAATGGCGAGTAAATTGATTAGCATCCCATTCAGTTGCGCCATCCCACTTTGGACTGTAGTCACGTCCTTTGCTTTGGCGGATTTCGATAGATGCTTGTTTAAGTTTAGTAGCCATTGTTCACTCCTTGCTGTTCAATATGTATTAATTATACAGCCATTTTGGCACGTTGTCAAGAGCCGGTTTTACCAATCTGTCAACTACTCTTCATCTTTATATGGAAATCCTACCCAACCTAATTTTGCCAAATCGTCACGAATCTCGTCTGTAATAACGCTTTCGGGCACATAGGTACGGCCGTCTTCGTCTACTTTTGGTTTAGTGCCATCTAGTCCGTTACCGTATTCTTCATTGCCAATACCGCTACAGTACCAGTCAATGTAATCACCTTCGCCTCGAAGATTGGCTACAATACCACCAGCTGACCTCCAACTAGCGCCCCAATACTCTTCTTTAATATTACGATATGTTTCTACGCGATCGCCAGTTTGTGTAAATTTGGCAAACTCGTTATTACAAATAGCCGCGTATAAGTTTTGGGCATAGTTATCGTTCTTACACTTTTCAACTACCCAGTCTGTACTACGCAGGTCGTACTCTAGATTGTACGCTTGCCATTCTGTCTTTACAATATTTTCGTCTTCTTGTTTCCGCCACGACTCATACATCTTGATGTAATCGGGATTAGGCTCCTCGCCTTTTTCCTCACAGCGTTTAATGTAACCTTCTTTTTGGAAGGTATAACGATCTGGGCTTGATGCTATCTTAGTCATTGGAGTGGCGGACGATCGTCGTCAAGGCTACGCATGATTTTTTCTGCGTACTCGGGATCCTCTTCCATAAGTTTGTCAAAGTCAACGGCCCGCCCCTTTTCTAAAAGCTCGCCGTTTTCGACCATACGATGGATCTCGACAATCAACTCGTCGAGTTCTTCTTGTGTACCTTCGAAACTATCAAAAGCGCCTGGAGCAAACTCCACTTTAATTTTCTTTTCTTCAGTCATTTTTATCTTTCAGGTTAAGTCCAAAGTGATTGACGAATTTTAATAAGACGAATCATCATTGCTTCATCTTCCTTTTCGTATGCGGCTTCAATCTTACGAAGTAGATTGAGTGACTTAGTGCTCATCTTTTTAAGTTCGGGTGTTCTATCAGCACTCAAACTTCCCCAAAGACTTCCACCATTGGCCGCACGGCTTGCTTCGCAGTACTCAGTCCAGCCACTGGCGTCATATGGATCAGGGCGGTTGCGATAGGTAACAGTCCACCAAGTGTAAAGCTCAATAATTTCTTTAGCGGATTTTGCTTGCCAGGTAGGCTCTCCGAATCCTTTACTACCAGGTTCGGCACCCATGTCTTCGCCTACAGTAAGTCCACTTGCCCAAGTCAAGTAGGCCATACCTGCTTCTGGACTGCGCCATGTACGCCAACGTAGCCAACCCTTGCGATACCAGGGTACATTGAATTGAGTCTTGGCTTCATCACTCCACATACAGTGATGCCATGCTTGTTCTATTTCCACAAAGTCCACAAGCTCATTGAACATACAAGGAAGAAAGCGACTGCCAACATCACTCCAAGCACCCGGTTTGATGTCTCGAGGATGTGCGGTAAGAGCATGACTGTGAGAAACCCAGCGGTTATTAATATAGTAGCGTACATCATTTAAACGATCAGGTATATAGTTGACAAAGTTTTGGGCGTAGTCCAGGCCATCCTCAGCCAACCAAAAACGAAGACTATGTTTCATTTTAGCAGTTGTATTCCAGCTGTCCCATTCTTCAGCCGTGCCTACTTTGAGCTTAGAGGTGCCGCGAATCCAATCTGCAAATTTGCTACATGACCAATAGTTTGATCTCATAATATTTTCTCGTAAGTTTGATTAAAGATATCTTTCTTGACTACACCGTAGTCGTTTTTACCGTGGCGAACAATAACATCCTCGCCTGAGTTATAGTTTAACTTCTCACCCCATGATGTGTCAACCGATCCGGAGTGATCTGCCAACTTAGCAAACTTGATAATCTTCTTTGGTGTGCAAACGCCATTGCCCAGATCATCTTTGAGTTCTGAAAACTTTTCTGGACTAATGGGATACTGTTCCCCTTTTGGACCAGTCATGATATAGAATCCTTTTGGATATTTAACTGGTCCTTCAAGGGTGTCAATAGTGCCCGGTTCGCTGGCAATTTCATAATGTTCTTTGGCTGGACGTTTGTAGGTTTTAAAACTGTCCTTTATAAACCAATTGTCATTAATACGCATGCCTTCTACAATATTAATAAATTCTCGTATCATTTTCTATCGCCAAAAATCTGTAACAGGTTAATAAACAAGTTAATAAAGTCCATATACAAAGTTAACGCACCGCTAACTTCGGCCGCCGGACTAGTGTCTACGCTTAACTCCTCACGAATTCGTTGTGTATCGTAAGCAGTAAGTCCAAGAAAGATGATAATAGCCAACGCACTAATCACCATTGCCATTACACTAGAACCAATAAAGATGTTAACAATGCTGGCAATGATAATGGCAATTAGACCAATGAACATAAACTGTCCAAGACTTTCTAAACTACGTTTAGTAAAGTATCCATAAAAGCTCATAGTACCAAACAAAATTGCCGCACCCATAAAGGCACTAACAATCGACCCCATAGTGAATACAGCAAAGATTGTAGCAAAGCTCAATCCCATTAGTGCCGCAAACCCATGTAAACATAACTGTGCTACACCCTTACTAGGATTAGTACCTAGTACGTAACCAACGCCAAATATTGCGGCCAGTGGAGCGAAAATCACAATCCACTTTAGCACACCGGTAAAAAAGAATTGTAGCAACTCTGGACTAGAGCCCACAAAGTAACTGACCAACATTGACACAACAACTGCCAGGCTCATGTGTCCGTAAACACGGCCCATGGCTGAATTAATTTCTTCTGCCGAACGGTAGTTTACAATACCGTTATCTATATAATTTGAACCAAACATATTAATCTCCTTTAACAAATGGTTTAAGATTGGGAGGTGCCCAACCCACGGGTTTCAACACTTTACCATCTTCACGTTTACGTACTTTGCCGTCTTCGCCGATCTTGGCAAAGTTTGTACTCATTACTTCTTTCCAAGCACCTTCAGCATCACTGCCCATGCTGTGAATAGCACCAATAGTAACAACTAGAATATCTATTAGTGCGTCAAGTGTTTCTACTTGATCATGCGCTCGAATAGCATCAGCAAGTTCGTTAGTTTCTTCTTCGATCAAATCAACATACAAATTGAATTGTTCAACATTCCAATTACCTGTGCTTTGATCACAGGCTTTCATAAATTTTTCTTGGTCGCGAAAGGGATTAGTCATTTTTTCCTCTAGGGTTATTCCATTCATGCTTCATTTCTTTAAATCCAAAGTAGAACATTTTAGCATATTTACACAATGGCGTCCATACCCAACCGAGTATAAACCCAATAAGGAAATAATTTAAAGTGTTTAGTATTTCGTCCATGTGCTTATTATACACTATTACGGGATAATTGTCAACCGTTTCAAATCTTTTGGCTTAACTTTTATAAAAGTTGTATGCCATTCTTTACCGTGTTTAAGGGGAAGGTCTAAGAATACAGTTACCAAACTGCCCTCTTTTTCATTTACCATTCCTTCGCCTCCGCAGGTCCCAATAAACGGAACTCCGTGTAATTTTCCAAAGACACGATCTCCAAACTGCCATTTGGGAGCCGGGCGGTTAGCGGCAAAATATTCAGCTAGGGTACTCATGCGTTTATTATAGTGAAAAAAATAGGAGCTGTCAAGCCCCTATTGCTGGTTACGAATTCCAGCGATACCTTATCTTGTACCCGATTTAAACTGACTATTAAGCCGCTTTTTGTTCTGGTTCAACAAAAGCAATTACTTCTGCACCTTGATCATCTAGGCCACCTTCTGGAAAAGGCCATGTTGCTTGAGCAACGTGTGTTTCTGCTGTCATTTCTTTGTAATCTTCATTTTCTTCTTCAGTTTGTTCAAAGTCTTCATCATCTGGTACTGATACTACTGACAACATAACTTTGTCGTATGCTGATAACTCATTAACTAAATCTTTTACATGTTGTAAAACTTCTAAACCGTTGTATGCATCATCATCTAATTCTAAAAAAACATTTAACCCGTGTACTGTCATTTCAAGTTTCATTTTGAGCTCCTTGTGGTTAGTGTGCTTGTGGCACACAATTATTTAAGTGATAATCGATTACAGTGATTTTACAAATACCAAATTATCTTTAAATATTTCCCAAGCTCTTTGCCAAGACCATTTTTGGCTACCTTGATAAACTAAGTTCCTAGATAACATTAAAGCATCTTTAACCGCTTGTTTAAGTTCATCATTCATACAACCTGTAACACCTTCATCTATTACATCTAACGGGCCCTGTACCGGATATGCCGCTACTGGAGTTCCGCAAGCCATTGCTTCTATCATAACAATACCAAATGTTTCCCAACGGCTTGGAAATACAAATACATCTGCCATACGGTAGTAGTCACCTAGTTCAACGCCACGCTTTGCTCCAACAAACTCAACACTAGGATAATTGGCTTTATATTCTTCTAACATAGGGCCGTCACCTACCATAATTTTACGGCCAGGATAATCTAAGTTAAAAAAGTCTTCTAAATTCTTTTCTTTGCTAACACGACTAACACAAACCATAATATAATTAACACTAGGAGCCCGCTCTCCGGGATAAAATATGCTACGATCAACTCCTCGAGTCCATGAAACTAGTTCTCCATCAAAGCCGTGTTCTTTAAGTTCTGCTACCATAGAATCTGTAGTAGTTAATACTTTGCCCGAGTGTTTGTGGAACCATCGAACTACAGGCCAAGTAAGGGCTTCAGGAATGCCAAATAGTTTTCTAAGTCCTTCTGGAAACTTAGTATGATAAGCAGTATTGTAGCGATAATTGTGTTTGTCAAGATATTGTCTAACACGCAGACCAATAGGACCCTCCGTGGCGATGTGGATATGATCCGGATTGATCTCCTCAAGTATCTTGCCCACCTTCCGTGGAAAGGCAATCTTGACTTCGTTGTAGCCAGGGCAATCAACATAGCGGAACCTCCTGGGATCAATATATACAACACGATAGTTATCGCGAACCGCGTGTTCCTCAATATTTTTGTAGGTCGTAACCACGCCATTGATTTGCTCCGGTAAGTTATCTGTAACAATTAGGATTGTTTTTTGCATTCGCCTACTACCTTAAAACTTTTGAACTTCAACTGCCAAGTCATTGTGTTTAGGACTTGCTCGCAAGTCTTTTGATCTTGGAACACGAGTTCTACCCTGCCCGGCTGGTCTTGGGGATTGTTCGCGTGTACCGCTATTAGGATCAGTAACCACATCATCCTTCTCCTTAGTCCATGTAATTATCTCCCACTTGCCATTGTGGTGTTCTACCAAGGCTGTACAACTTTCTACCCAGTCACCGTCATTCATGTATGTCACACCATCGATCTCTTTAATTTCTGCGTGGTGTATGTGTCCACATATAACACCATCAAAACCTCGCTTCTTACAATAACCTGCTAAATTCTTTTCAAACTGGAACATAAAGTCTACGGCTTTTTTAACACGATGCTTTAAGAACTGACTCAACGACCAGTAACCAAATCCGAACTTATGTCTAATCCAATTAAACTTGGCATTTAATGATAGTACAAAATCATAGGCCTTATCGCCTAAGAATGCGATCCATGGTGCCAATCTAGTAATACCGTCAAATAGATCTCCGTGTACTACAAGGTAGTGTTTACCGTCGGCGCCTATGTGTTCTATTTGATTGTGTATTTCAACAAGGCCAAAATTAATGTCATAGGGCATTAATGGTCTTAAGAATTCATCGTGATTACCTGCTACGTAGATTACTCTAGTGCCACGTTTGGCATGTCCAAGTATACGTCTTACAACGTTGGTATGTGATTGTTTCCAACGCCATTTGTTTTGTTGTATGCGCCATGCGTCGATAATGTCTCCTACTAGGTAGAGAGTATCGCACGAGTTATTTTTGAGAAAATTATTGAGATGGTCAGCCTTACAATCTCGAGTACCAAGGTGTACATCACTTATAAAAATAGAGCGGTATGTCCTCATGCGAGTATTTACCACTCTATCGATTACAGTTTTATTACAAACTTAAATCCTAACTAACGTCCATTTGTGTGTAAAAGGTTTACCTTCGGCCTTGTGTTTCGCAATCTTTCGGAATTCTTCTATTCGAAGTTCTTCAATCTTTTTGGCATCGTGGTCGACGCAAGCCCTGTACAGTTTAGCTAATAGCTTTTTCTGTTTCATGGTTGTGTCCTCCCTAGAAATATATTTAGTTAAATAACATTGTGAAACCAACAATAGCATTATTCATTCACGATCCTAAGTGTTCGGTACAGTCTGCTAATGGAATCATTAATGCGTTATCATCGGATTACAATTTTAAAATATTCTCAAAGAATGAATTAGAAGATGTATTTTTTGACAATGTTGATATGATAGCAGTTCCAGGCGGTATTGGTGATGCTGATTCTTTCTCCAATCTGTTTAGATACAATGCTGACCCTGTTCGTAAGTTTGTACAACGTGGAGGACGCTACCTTGGAATATGTATGGGAGCGTATTGGGCAGGAAGTAATTACCTTAACATCCTAGATGATGTAGATGCTGTACAGTATATTACACAACCAAACACCGATACTCGCCGCCCACACGCAAAGGCTATAGATATAAAATGGAACGGACATCCTGATAGGATGTTTTTTTATGACGGGTGCGCCTTAGTGGGCAACCATAAGAAGTTTAAAACTGTAGCAACCTATGCCAACGGGGACTCTATGGCAATCATTCAAAATAGAATTGGCTTAATAGGTTGCCATCCAGAAAGCGAACAGTTCTGGTATGATGGATACAGTTGGATGAAACAGCATTGGCATAACGGAAGTCATTATCTGTTATTGCTAGACTTTGCTAATTCTTTGATGGATCGTTAGATCTCTTCATCTGGTTTCAATCCGTTACTCTTTCTATCTGTAGACTTTTCTACATCCTGGAACAACCTTTTCTCTTGCTGTGTTAATTTATCTTTATGTGTCTTGCGGGGATTACCGCACATAAAGCATTCTGGATTACCACAGTCCATAGCATGACGTTTGTTTAATCGGTTAGGTTGAGTAACTTCTTTAGGATTGTATTCACTTACTCGATGTTCTTTAGCAATCTTTACCTGTTTCTTGATAGCATTCTCATCTTTGAGTAGACGTTTGCTATGTTTAAATTTATCTTCTTCAGTGCTCATATTCTTTCCTTGCGTAATCCCAATGACGGTTATCATAGAAGTCAAAGTGTACACACACTCCAAATAGAGATAATTCAATATCTAGTCCTGCGTGATCACGTTTAGTAGTTAATGAAAAATTAAATTCAATTAATGCATTTGTAGTGCAAATCTCTAGTTCAATAAACTTATGCTTAAAAGGGGTAGACCACGACCTACACCAAAAGTTTTTAAACTTAATATCAAAAGGATGTGAGATGTTAAAACGTAGATTGATCATTCTTCATCTTCCGGTAGTTGATTTAGAAACACTTCTAGTTGTTCGATTAGATGTTCTACACCTTGTCGATTCATAGTAAGTGTACTGTATCCCATTTTAAAAGTCATGCGGTTTTCACTAGTAATACCGATGCTGTAATACTCTTGTTCTGGTTTTTCAGGCGGCTCTATATAAGGCGCCTGAGCCTTTACTTGTTCCGGGAATTTAACTACATTAGTGTAGTCGGGCTTTCTTCCAAACCAATCAAACATATTAACTCCATTTTAACATCATAAGTGTTGCTAGTTGCTGATTATTAATTATAACCTCAATACCATTTTTAGTCAACGGACGTATTTGCCAACCTTCACCGCCAATCCTTGGACCGTGTAGATAATAAGATCTAGGAGATATCTTTGTAGTACAGAATTTTTCAACCTCTGTTTCAGATCCTGGACGTATTATAAATCGAACAGGATTCTTAATATTGTCTACATAGAAATCTCCCATAATAGAAGCATTAATTTCTTGGGCAATTTCTTTTGCGGCCCGATTTATTATATCGTCTTCTATGCTTGGTATTTTAGTAATAGCCATGTTGCCCATTTCTCGTCGTAAAAATAAAATGATGTGTATCTGTCCGTTATAAGATGCCCGTTAATAGGATCGTGCTTCGTTGGGTGATATGCAAAGTCAAAATCTTCCCCATGTACTAATCCTTTAGAGCGAATGACACGCACAATTTCCATTATGTCATTTGGATCTCGATGTGGCAACTTTACTTCTATCATTGCCACTTTAATAAAAACAAAGTTCTGTCTGCCTCATTGCGAAACCAAAACTTGCGATTGTTCATATACCATCGTTGACCGGGGTCAACAATGCCGTCACCCCACATATGGACACCCGGGTCACCGTATGTTTGAATTGCCCACTTTTCTATTACTCGCCAATCGCCACCCATAGGTTGTACTGTGTAGTATCTTGCGCCGTAAACGGTACCTTCATTTAACACTAGTTGTTCTAAGGGGTGACTATTAAGTGCTTCAGTAAGCCGTGCTACTGTTTGATTAACTGCGTTTACATCCATGATAATTGAAATGTTGTTGCTTCAGCTTCGTCACTAATAAAAACGGTGTACATAGGATCACCACTGTTAAATCGATGAGTGACATCTGCGGTGGGACACATTCGTTCCATCCATTCTTCAAACTTATAATCGTCCTCGGGGTATACCCAACAGTACCATCCTCGGGGCATTGTATCCATTTGGATTATACTCTTTATTTTTTCCGGGATCGGAATTCCAGTTTCAAATGACCAATGGTGTACTGTGGTCTTCATTTTTATTTTGAATGTAATCAGAGTATTTTAAACAGAACATTGTCTGCTTAAGGTCGTCAAAGAAGTCGAGGTAAACAAATGTTTGATATATTCCTCGAGAATCTTCTCCGTCGTAAGTCCATGCTTGGTGCTCACGTGGTGTAAACCCTAACACCTTACGCATTTTTGATCTAATCATCATGACGCTGGGCGAATGAGTATTCGTAAGTTTGTTCTCCAGTTTGATCCACTGGGCTTTCGATAGTTTAACAGCCTTTGACATACTGTTATTATACAGTTATTTTAAATCACTGTCAAGGAGAGAATTGTAATGAATGTCACTGTTTAATAGTCGACGAGCAAGATTTAAACGGAACATTGGATTGGGTGTGCCCATAATAACAACGGTGTAGAATTTCTTATTTTGTTCAACTACTAGTCCTAAACAGAAACCTGCCGGAGTAGTGTAGCCAGTTTTAGTAATAACAATGTTGTCAAACTCAAACAGTAGTTTGCTATTAGTGTTTGGCAATACAACCTTACGAACTTTCTTTTTGTAGTAAGCATCAAACTGGGCTTGCTTTTGAATACTGATCTGTTTGATTAACGGATAGTTCATTGACGCAATTAACATTCGATTTACATCTTGTGCGCTTGATAAGTTGGTGCTAGCCAAACCACTGGGGTCGTCAAAATGTGTCTGTGTCATGCCTAACATTCTAGCACGATTGTTCATTGCCTCTAAAAAGGCACTCCGGCCACCCGGGTAATTTACAGCCAGTGTTTCGGCTGCGGCATTGTCGCTTCTAACTAATAGAGCATTGAGCAATTCTAGTCTAGTATATTTGCCGGAGGGAAGAACTGGCTTGACTTTACGATCTAGTACCAATGTTTCATTGAGAGTCTGCCATTGGTCTAACGTAATCATTGCGGTCATTATTTTAGTAAGACTGGCAAGAGGTCTTTGTACATCAGTGTTTTCACTAACAACTGTTATATTGTCGGTAATATTGTACAAAGATACACTTGGAACAGGACCTTTTGTCTTAGAAAACGCTACGCTAGATACCAATAACAATAGGTATATAAAAATCTTCATTAAGTATTTAACGCCAATTAAGCGTATACAAGGTTACAAATTTCTCTGCTTCTATTTTGCGATCAAACCAAAATTGATCATATGCCATACGCTTACAACCAGGCCAGTCTTTTAACTTTTCAACACACCACTCGAGTCTTTCATCAAGTAGATTTTTTGTTCCCAAGGCGGTGCCCTCGGGCCAATGTTCTTCTAACATCAGTACCCATTTATTATTTCTTTTAGATAATTTAGGCTCTACTGTAATTGTGACCAATTTCCCCATCCATGTGTTCATGACAGCCTGTAGGCTTTGCCATTCGTACTTAGGCTGCTTTTGGCGAGACTTTTCTTTTGCGAGCATTATTGAACTTCCTCTTAGGTTTTGTTGGTTTAATAATATCGCTAATATGCGTATGTTGTACTGCGGTAGCACTATCGATAGCGGCGTGTATTTGTTCAGCAGTTGGTTCTGAATCGTCTGCTGACTCTTCGTTAATTTCCTTAGCAATCTCCTCTAGCAGATTTGGCTGATTAACAGGAAGAGCCATTCCGACCTTTTTTAGATAACGACTGTTCTCACGAACTTGTTTCATATCTAACTTACGAAATAGATTAATTGGCCCTTTTGCGTCTGGACTAATCTGTTCAAAGTCACGAATTTCATAAACGTCATCAATACCTGTCTTAAGTTCAATAACGTAAAATTCTCTGTCTGGGCTGTGCCCTTCTTTTAGGTGAGCAAAATCGATAATCTCGACAACTCTACCTTCTACAAGATTACGTTCACCTAAGTGAATCCATACCTTGTCTTTAATGTTGTATTCTTTTTTCATTTTAAATCATAGCCCATGCTATGCCTATGTATATTATTTGGTGAGCCATCTGGTCTAATCCTAAGTGATTCCAGAACGCAGGAGTAGTAATATCCCTGTTACCGTAATTCATTTTAACCCAATCAATGTGATAGTGGGAAACAAAATCAAATAGCCCAAGGACGAAACAGAATACAATGTACTCCCATCCTGTAATTGATACTAAACAAAGCATAGTAGCAATACCGTGTTTGAGTGAGTGCTTTACACCTCGCCAATCACAATATATGCCTTTGTGCTTTACTTCTTCATCTGTTTGATTAACAAAGTCAATGTACCAATGTTTAATTTGTAGTAGTACAAGTAGAGCCAAAACTGATTCAAGCATTTATAAGCCTCATATAAAGGTCACTTCTGTACCAACGTATTGCGTCTTTAACAATTTGTTCGGTGGAACTTAGTTCTGGTTTCCATCCTAACAACTCTTTTGCTCTACTTATATCTGCATAGTTAATTGGAATATCTCCGGGTCGTCTTGGTCCTGATCTAAAAAAGATAGGAGTTCCCCATTGAGTTTGAAACTCGTTCAACACTTCCAATACACTTTTGCCTTGCCCTGCGCCTATGTTTATAGCAGTTGTTTTTCCATTATTGTCTAAGTAATCCAACGCCATGCCATGAGCACGAGCAATATCCCAAACGTGTGTGTAATCTCTAACAGCAGTTCCGTCCGGAGTATCGTAGTCATCCCCGTTAATAACAAACTCTTCTTGCTTCCCGTGTGCTACTGCGGCTAGACTAGGAATTAAGTGTGACGGTTTTTCACGGAACTCTCCAATTGCGCCATCTGGACACGCACCGCTAGCATTAAAATATCTCAAACTAACTGAGCGTATGTTATGAGCACGATCAACATCTCGAAGCATGTGTTCAACACATAACTTACTTGATCCATAACTAGTTAACGGATTCTTTTCATACCATTCTTGTGTGGGCAATAAGCTAGGTTCTACCTCACCGTACACTGAACTGGTTGAACTAAACACTAATTTTCTAACATTATGCTTGTCGCAGATGTTTAGTAGCAACGCAGAGTTGGCAACGTTATTAGCATAATAAAATAACGGGTCGTTAACACTTGCCCCAACTTCACTGCTAGCGGCTAAATGAATAACAGCTTCAAAGTTATATTCTTTAAAGATTTTATCCATGCCTTGATAGTCGGCAATATCTCCAGTAAAATGACTGATGCCCGGGTTAACCCATTTGCGTTGGTCAGCTACTCTATCAATGACAAATACTTGATGTCCGGCGCCGTGTAAAAACCTAGCGACATGGCTACCTACATAACCACTGCCACCAGTTACAAGAATTCTCACTTATACACCCTCTTTACCTTCTAGGAGTTCTTTGACGAACCGAAGGGCCTTACGTGGAGTATCGTAAACATACTCCTTGCTTTCGCCATCCGGAGTGTTTAGAACAATAATAACACCGTTCTCAACTTTGCGTAATTCGATACTCTCAAACATAAATTTCCCTTTCGGTTATTGTGGAACTGATAGATTATAGTTAAAGTGGAAGATACCGATATGAGCAACCTCTTTACTTAGAGCTTGATCACACCAAATCTCATACCCTGCCTTCTGTGCTTGCTGACAGAAGTAAATGTCCTCACCAATTTCCAAATTCAACTCTGGAATATACTCTTGTAAGTAATGTGGTTGAGGAATTTTTTCATAAACTGATCGATGTACCATTACTAATCCATGTGGTAGAACATCGATCAATTCCATATCTGGACTTGAATCTTCTGTTTTGAATTCTGAAAAGTTTCCGCTAGATCCTTTCATGCCCGTAAAGTTTGGATTAGGAAAGCGTCTACGACGATAGTTTGCGCCTACAATTGGCTTCTGGCGTGATAGCAAACGTAGCGGTGCGTCAATCGGAAACTTCATGTCGCTGTCTACCCAGAAGATGTAATCAAAATCACTCTTCAAAAAGATATCTGTTAGGTTTCGACGAGCGATAGTGATCACTGATCCAATGTTGAACGCACAGTTAATCTTAATACCATGTGCTACCATATTGGCCGCTGACATTGCTAGGTGCTGGGCGAACTCGGCATTGACCATTTCCATTGCTGGAACTGCGATCATTACTGATGGCGGCTTACCGTCTTTACCTTGTGGAAGTTGTGTTTGTTGTTGTCCCACATTAAATGCTTGTTTAGCTGTCGTTGGCTTGACATTAAACTTAGGTTTGTTTTTCATGAAAGTCCTTTACTTTGTTTTTATAATTATCTGTTTTATTCTTCTGGAAACACAATCTTGGCACCACCTATAGTACCAGGCATCTCCATAACTTGACTTGTGCCAACTAACGGTAAATCGTCGTAATAAGTTTCTCCAATATCTTTAACATATTGAAGGATTAGTTCTTCTGTGTCTACGTGAGTGTATCTAACTTCATCCCAAGCAATGTCAGGATCACAGTTTCGTTCTTCACATTCTTTATAGTAAGCCTGTTTAACATTGTCGGAGATCCAACGGAATGTTTGTTCTGGACTTTCTGCTTCATTAGATATTAGCGGTACTTCAACGTGTATTTCATAGACGTCATATGTCTTTGTATCAAAGACACAATGACAATACCCACTTCCATCTGTATCGCGGAACTCCATGAACTGGGCATTGTCCCCATAGCATTGCCACAGGTAGGGATCTCCTCCGGAGACACGCCCTCCTGCGGCTTGAATAACATCAAGTAGTTTCATTATTGTCTAGCCTGTTTAAGAACTTCGGTTGCTGTCTCGTCAACAGTCTTACCGTCGAATCGACCTTTGAGCTTAACCTGCTTGTTCTCGTCGTACTTTTCTGCCAAAGTAGCAACGTCTTTCTGACTAATCTTCAGCATGACAAACACACGATAGTTATTCAACTCGGGGTTAAAGATAACCATCTTCTTCTCAACACCATAAGTGCGGAGTACGTTCTCGGCAATCAAGTTAACAATAACATCTTGCGACTGATTACGGCCAGTGGGCTTATCAGTGCTACCAGATTCATCATACTTGATTGTAGTACGGTTGTTCATCTCACCGTTAACACGATCAGCGATTTTAGCCTTAGCTTTCAGCGTAGCCTTCTTAATGGCAAATTCCATATTAGGGCTAACGTCTTCTGCCACGGCGTAATACATACCTTCGCGGTCCCAGGGCTTCCACCATGCTTTAGCATTGGTGCCAAAGTCATCGTGATCTAGGTACCATGTAGGCACTTGACGTCGTTCAACGTTTTCGGTTTTCAATTCAGTCATTGAACCGCAAGCGGTCAAAGCCATTACTGAAGCAAGAGCAAGCAATTTAAGTTTCATATAACTTTCCTGTGTGTGTTAAAACTTATCTACAATAACCCATTTCATGGGCGCCAACTTACAAACAACACCGTTAAACTGCTTAATGTCTTTGCCATTAAAACCAGTTTCCAGGTACCATCTGCATTCCTCTCCGTTGTGGACGAATGGTTTAGGAAAGTCCGGATGCTTACGCAACCTATTTGGATTGTCTATGATCGTTCCAATCGGAGGATTGATCAAAGGAGCATTCCGTGGACTTTGCTCTTTACATACTACCACACTCTCATTACTAATTGTACTTGATTTTAGCGAATTGAGCAAGTTCTTTTTTGCCAATTCGACTGCGCCCGAACATGCCTGCTTTGGACTAGCATCTTCATTCCAAATAAACTCACCTGTTCCGTGTGCCCATTGTCCATTTACTTTACCTTCCAAAGTAACTGTACACTTCTGGCTACCATTCTTCCACGGTGTTAGGTTACTTTGTATGTTGCGAACTTCGGAAATGACTCCTGCTTCGCGACTTACAATACGTTCGGACATAAGACAATCCTGTCCTTGTGCCAAAACGTTCAAAGAGATTAGAGCTGATACTAGAACGATACGGCGCATTTTTTATAAACCTCTCTGATATTAGTATTGATCCACCAATTGTTTAATCCGTTAGCAGTATCCCTACGTGCCTGATATCCATTTGTAAACAATCCTTGAGTCTTCATGTGTACCTGACTGGCAAACTGTTCTTCTCTAGTGGTTCGCAAACTGTCAAGCCACGCAATTTGTTGTTCTGCTTTAGAGCAATCTGGTACAAATGTACTCAAATTCTCTGCGGGCATTTGATAACGAGTTGTACCACAGCCCACCAAACTACATAGACTGGCACACAGCACGAATTTGCCAAAGTTTATATTTGACAGAATTGATTTGTTCATGTTCTCTTTCTGTGGTTGGTTTAAAAGTTTTCTGGCTGTCTAAATAGTTCGTAATAGCCGAGCGGTTAAGGCAATCAACTGGCACGTTCGAAACTTCGTACGGAGTCATCATACGATAACTTTGGGTAGAACATCCCGTTAGGGCCATTATACAGTAAAGTACAAATATGATTGCCCAGAGTATTTCTTTGACTCGATATGAATTCATTTGCGCCTCAACGACATCCAAGTGTATTCTTCTGAAGTTACAACGGCGAATGGTTTGATCCAACCTTCGTTGTATGCGTGAATAATAGTTCGACGAATTTGCTCTGGGCAAGATTGTGATACTTCAATGCCTGCCCGAGGCGACACAGTGATTCCGTCACTAATCAAATAGTTTGGATCATCAGACTTAACAGTCTTTGTTGCGGGTTGATCGTTTTGATTAACTATAAACATGCTATTAGTATAGCAGGTTCAAGTGGTTTTGTCAATTAGATTTTTTACCAATTTCGTTCAAAGTTTTGTAGACTCTTTTGATTAACCGTTTGATAACAGGATGACTTACATCTTTGGCAAATGTATTCACGTAACAGAACAAGTTAATACTGTCTTCAATTTTAATTTTGGACGGACTTTCTAGTTTCTTTAAACAAGTTTGGAGGTCAGCTTTGTCTAAAAGTTCGTGAGCAATGTTAAAAGCGTAGGCATATATTTCGTCTGTGCTACCCAAATATAGTTGCGCCTCTAACAGTTCATCTTCTACGCAGGTATATGCCATGTCGTCGACTTCTAAAAAGTCTCGACTACGGCTTTGCTTCATATGGATAAGTTCGTGTATAATGCTATCTGCCAATCGGCGTATCACTACATCAAATCCTTCACTGTCTAATATAATAAAATCGTTGGAAGGATTTGTAATGAAATATATTTCAATTGGCACATCACCATTTTCGTCTAGTCCGCTGTCATAGAACGCATTAAAGTCAATATCATTCTGTTCCACTTCTGGACTTTCAGCATGACTAATATCTACCTTAAAACGTTCTCCGACAAAGACTGCCATTCCATTTACTAATTCTTCAGAATCATGGAAGTGCCCGACTATATCATCTCGCATTTCATTAAGAATTGACAGTATCGTTTTTCGATCTGGAATGATTACGGGCTTGTTTAATTTAGGACTACAATTAAATTTTTTAATTTTTTTCAACGTTTTAACCAATCAGTTGTTTTGTAAGGCTTTCCTAGTTCCGCATAAGAAACATAGTACATTACCCTCTTTTTTAGTTTTTTGATAACTGGGTGACTGTGTTTGTGATCAAATGTTTTTAGATACATGTAATAAGAATCTTTACGTAGACGCTTATCTGTGTGATCTAAGTTTAAATGACGTGCTACTTCCGTAGAAGAAGCTAATCTACTTCTTAATCCACAAGCAATATTAAATGAATAAGCATCTATTTCATCTGGGTGCCCTAGGTAATTTTGCTCGTTTCGTTGTCTGCTTTTTTCTGCTACGCTAGAATATCCGGGCAACTCTTTCCATTCTCTAGATCTATATTGTCGCATGTGGATAATTTCATGGAGTAGTGTGTCCGCAACTCCTACACAAATTCTTTCAAATCTGTTTTTACTTAGTGTTAGTGTTTCATCTAATGGATGATATGAGAAGAGTATTTCAATAGCTTGGTAACCCTTTTTATCATTTCCACTGTAATAAAATCCGCCAACATAGCACCAACCTGGTTCTGTTTTCCAGTCTCGGTCTTGAGTTACTTTAACGGGGAGATTTGATTTGAGATGTGTTGAAAGAATCTTTTGCAGATCCTTTACAGCCAGTTTCTTATCGACCACTTGAGAGCTACACCCCCTCATCATTTTGATGAGATTGTTCCTGGTGAGTAAACTCCAGTTGAATGTAGCACTTCGAGCCATTTCGCCCCCTTCCAATAAGAAAAACTGCCTACAAAACTATTTATTTTGAAATCAAATTTTAGTTTTGTAGGTGTTTAACTATTGTAACAGAGTTATCCAGGGTTGTAAATAGTGGATCCAATCGTATGTTTTTGCGTGTTCTTGTATTTGGAGACAGCGATTACGGTACTCTGCGGGGTGATTTTTATAATAAGTTAAAATTTCCACACAAGATCGGACGAATTCTTCTTCTGGAATTGGAACTTCGATCCCACCTTTATCGCCAACTCTTTGTGGCCAATGCCCAACTGGTGTCCCAATTACTAGTTTTCCAGCCGCACCTGCTTCTAAGACTGGTAAACCTGCGCCTTCTTCAGTTGAAGCCATAATAACACAATCAACGGCTTTATAGAATCCACCCATTGTAACAAAGCTATTGTGGTAATGTTGTGCTACGACAAATTCAAGTCCTGCTTTTTTGGCAATTTCTTTTACCAAATAACCACGCTTTTTAAATTTAGGTTGGGCTAGTTTACTATCAATATCTGCTTGAGTAAATTCTTCACGCTCGTGATATGTTCCACCGTAGCCTACACGTTTCAATTCGTGGCTGGGTTCATTATAGTACGTGTGATAGTTAAGCGCAACAGGACATACAATAGGTTCTCTTGTTATGCCCATGTCTTTACTGTACTGTTTTAGGTACTCGCTAACAACACCAAAACCCCTAAATCTATCAAAGTCTTTTAAACCGTGATAATGTTTAAGTTCTTCTAAATCTAAAGGTGCGTGAGCAATGGCAATTACTCGTTCAGCCGGTACAGCCTTATAGATATACTCTAAGTATCTGTATCCGTGCGGTGTAGTAACCCAAAAGTCAACGTGTCTATCTAACTCTTGTAACTCCGGCACAGTGTAAGACTTATTCCACGCTAGTAAATGACAGTTATAACCTTCAGGCCATAGATACTTAAAGAGTTCGTAGTGTACAGAACCAAACGCCCAGTCTGGTTCAAAGAAGAATACTACCTTTTTCATAGTGCTGATCCTGGGAAGTGACGCTTCAGCCATTCTAGATCTGTACGTTCTGGGTGTGGCTCATACCAACCATTGCCTGTATGTACATCCATGACCATTTGAAAATACTCTTCGTACATCTTACCAACACGCTCTAGGCTAAAGTTTTTCTCAGCAAAGTCTCTACAGGCCTGTGGATCAATTTTATCAATGTTTTCAGCCGCCCATTTAAACTGATCAAATGTACGGCAACGATAGCCTGTCAGTCCGTGGATATTATTTTCTGTAAATGATCCCCAGTCAGTGGTAATAGTAGGAGTACCACTTAACAACATTTCAATTTGTACGCCACCAAACGGCTCTACATATTGACTAGGAGCAAACGCACCTTTAGCACGGCTCATTAGGCGCTTGCGAGTTTCGACGTCGGCGTAACCAATAAACTCAACGTGATCCGGAGTCTTATCGTATCCCATGTCCTTCAAGTTGTTCTGTCCTGCTATCTTTAACTTGGCACCAATCTCTCTTGTAACTTCAATAGCAATGTGTGTACCCTTGCCTGAGTACACACGACCGAGGTACAAAAAGTAATCTTCTTTTTCTTTACTAAATTCAAAGTCGTCTAGATCAAAATAGTTGGGAATAACTGCGTCATACCAATCCTGCTTACAACTACCCACAGCCTCTAATCCGTAGTATGCGTGATAGATAGCATAGCTTTCAAAGATCTTCCAACGTGCCCAATGGCCGCCTGCGTATCCGATACCCGGCTCTACTACAATCATGTCATGTTGGTGTGCGTCACAAATAGGTTTAACTCCGTATCCCCAGAATGGTAGTAAGAAGTCCCGAGGTTGCTTACGCTTTTCAATTTCTCGAATAGCATTAGCATAGAATGTTTGATATGCGTGATCGTTTACGTCAAACTTAAAGAAGTTTTTACGCCAATCGTGATCACCGTAAGCTACATTCCAATCTTCGTTTGTAATAACTGTAACGTGTTCGTCACATACTAGATCACTGTCTTCGTGACCGTAGTGGATAATAGTATGCCCGAGGGCTTTCATCATCTTACCAAACTTTAAAACTTTTTGAGTGTAAGCGCAGGCGTTATACTCTTTGCTGGTTACTGTATGTGGTAACCCTAAAATGTGAAATCTCATTCTGATCCTTTATTGTTCTTTTATTTAAATTTAATATTACTGCTCGACAACGTATTTGAGTTTGCCCCAATACTGTAAGGTGAATCGAGCATCGTCGGGATTGCCTGTAAAATTTGTAACAGGAGTTACACGATGTTTAACTCTACTGGGAAATACAATTAATGTATTTGGTTTGAACGTTATGGTATGTCGAGGATCTTCGTCATTCCATCCACCAAATATAAAGTCACCACCTTTGAACCCTAGGGGCTCTTTACCAATTAGATAGTTAATTGTAATGGTATCATTGTAGTCTCGGTGCCAAGCGTAATGATCATCTTCTTCGTATCTACTTAACAACACTTGACTGCTGTCAGTATAGCAGGCGCTTTGAAATAGTGAGTCGTTTGTTTCAAACAATATCTGTTTAAACTCCGCAGTCCATAAGTCTTTCTCAAACTTTTTTGCGAGGTTATTACCTTCTGGAGTATTGTAAAGCCATAGGTTGTGACTGCTTTTGTATTTGGTGTTAAGAACTTGTGTATTGTTACCGTAAACTACACTAGGTTTCATTAACGGCATAAGTTCTATGGTATTGGAGTAATACCTTTCTGGATGTATAGACCAATTTTCTATTACAATAAATGTAAAAGGGTCTCTATATATTTTATAGTTCATAGTTATAATTGGTGTGGTCGGTAGGTCTCGAACCTACAAAGGCGTTGTCTAAGACGTTGCCCCATCCCAATTCTGTATGTTGCAACAAAACGGAGGTCTGCCAATTTCCCGTCACGACCACATTTACAGTATAACTTCTTTATTTAAGGTCGTCAACCCTAATGGTTTTATTGTTCGCCGCTTCCCAAAGAAACTTTTCTGTGTCTGGAGTTTTCAGTCCCGTAATAAGCAACATACATCTCGGATTGTATGCGCCGTTGGCTGAATAGTGGGGAGTGTGAGCATGTAGTAATGTGCTAAAGTCCCCAGCCTTCCATCCTGTATACTGAAAATTTCCGTATCCGAACATGTGACCAGGTTCCCAATCTGTTAACATAACCATGTACCGTGCTATTCTTTCTGGAGGAAAGTTAGCATAGTCGTTTCTTCTATGAAAGAAATCTATATGGTAAGGAAATACTTGCCCAGTAAACTGTACATGAAACGCACAGCTTAGTGGAGTTTCGAGTTTAAATGCTGTGACCATTTTTGTTAGTGTGGGACCTAACACATCAGATTTGTTTATGATCTCGTATTCTTCGTAACTTAGGTCAGTTGTGTCAAAGAATTCTTTTTCTTGATTATAATAGACTTCTTTTAGATCAGCACCTACTGGCTTGACAGATACTTTATTAAACGGTCCTGTGGACAGTCCGAGAGTGTTGTGAGTTCGAGTTGCCATCGATACTGGTTTAGAATTAGCAATAGCGTCTGTCATGTCCGCGCTCCAGTCGCCTTTAAATTGTCCTAGTCCAGTAACGGCATCGAATCTCGGATCTATTCGCGTTGGGTCAAAATGATAAGCACTTAATGATGCAGATTCTTCTAGTAAGTTCATAAATTTTCAATCCAGTCTGCGTTATGGTTAAAGACATTTTTGTTTATGCCTAACAATGTATTAAGTTCTTCTGGTAGTACAGGTACTTCCATCATTTCAGGATGCCATACTAATCCCCAAATTGGTTTAGTATTGTGTTTGAATCCTTCTATATTACCGTCCAAGTCAGTAGCAATAGATGTATACTCTGTACCAACAGTAATTATATTAGAACCATGCCAGCTGTTAACAATGGTGTTGTGTCCTTCCATTCTAACAACATGTTCTTCACCTCGATGACCTTCAATATCACCGCAAGTTCCTCCGGTAATTTCGCAAAGAAAAAACGCACCGTGACAAACACCTAATATAGGTTTATTGTTATCTAGTGCGTAGTTATAAAGTTTTAGTTCAGTGTGTAAGCGAGCCAGGCTTGCGTTACCTCCACTTAAGATGAGCATATCAAAGTCGTAGTCTCGATCTACTACAACATTAGGGATGGGAATAATTTCGTGTTTGTTTAAAAATGTGTACCAGACTTTAGCCAAGCAGTCATAAGACTGCTCGCTTTGTCCTATAATTTCTTCTCGTTGACTAATTGCTATTTTCATTTATAGATTTCACTAGCAGATACCGTTGGCATATCTCCGATAGATTCAGTTACCCAATCTTTTCCATAATACGCATCCATGATATCTCTAGACTCTTGTAGAGCCAATCCTCCGCTACAGTTTAACCAATAAAGATCCTTGCGAATTTTATCAGCTAGCACACGAGCATACTCTTGTTTCTCAGCCGTATCTAACAACTTAACTAATTGGCTACGACCTAATTTACTGTGAAATCTTTCATCGCTGGCAATTTTAGCATAAGAAGTAGATAGGAATTTATCATCTAAGCAATCAGCCATCATTTGCCAATTGCGGCTAGCATGACCCTCTACAATAGTTTGATACAATGCTAGAGCAATAGGATCTGTCTCGCAGTTGTACTTGGTTAACAGTTTAGCTCCCTTGACATTGATATCGGATAATTCTTCAGTTACTGCTTTTTCAATATCTACTGGTTCACCACTTAGATATTCTACCACATCTTTTACAATGCGGTAGTGATTGGCTTCATCAAGAGCTTGCTTGGCAAGCGACATTAATTCTTTTGGATCCATAGAATAATCAGCACTGGCAATTGATTTAGAAATCTCAGTTAAATTCATTCTTTCATTTACCATACGTCTAGTAAAGTTAGCAATCAATTTTTCTTTAGATGGCTTACTATCATAAAACGCCTTAATCTGAAGTTCACTTGCCTTATACAAGGCTTCGTTTTCTTCCCAAATTTCTTCTACAAATTCTACAGGGTCTTTCATATCGCTCTCCAATAAGCAATATTTAGCGGAATCGAGGTTTGGCTTTTTCAGCGACTGGCATAATTTGACTTTTAAATGTAGCAATCCATTTTGCGTGACTTACTGGTTCGTTAAAAGGATCTGCGTACATATAATTTTGATCAAAGTATTTTTTAACATTTTCACTATGTATTGCCTTGCCAAATTCTGCTACATACCAGTCAACTACATCCTTGGGCGTATCCTTAGGTAGAGTAATATTCCACATGGCATTAAACACTACACCTGGTAGTGTATCTTTAACAAGTTCAGCATTTGGAAACTGTGGCATTTTCTTGTCCCCTACTAGGCCGATTAGTTTAACTTTTCCTCCTGCGATTAAAGGTGCGCTCACAGTTACTGGCATAATAGAAAACTCAACTTCGCCGGTTGCAGCGGCCATAGCAGATTCTTGTGGACCTTTATACATAACAGTTTGTACAGTATCATAGTTTCCACCAGCCTTTTCCATTAACATACTATGTACAAGGAACGGAGCAGCCCCGCTAATTCCAATAAAGACTTGTTCACCTGATTTTAAATGGGCCGCAAGTTCTTTTACTGTGTTCACTTTGCTCGAGGGACGAGCAACGATAACAAATGGACTACGTGCAATTCCTAGTACAGGATATAAATCTCCTTGCGTAAATTTCATTAGCTCTGGATAGAACACTGGATCAAATGCGTAAGTACTTAGACCAGACACAGTAAATGTCATTCCGTCTGCCGGCAACTTTACCGCATGTGCTAGGGCAATATTGCCACCTGCACCTGGCATTGTTTGAATAACAAAATTTACCTTAGGATTGTTTCTTTCAACTTCGGCGGCAACACCGCGAAATGCAATTTCATTTCCCGATCCTGGCCCAAAGCCGATAAACGCTTTAACTGGACCGTTTGGTTCCCAAGCGTGTGCGTGACTTGCTAATACTAGTGTCATAATTGCTATTACTTTCTTTAACATGGTTTTCCTTTTAAAATGATTTGGCGCCCCTTAGTGGAATCGAACCACTATCGCAAGTTTCGAAGACTCGTATTCTATCCGTTGAACTAAAGAGGCAAATATTTAATCTGCCCAGTCTAAGCAGAAACTAATACTGATACGGTTTTGATCGTCAGTTAAATTTGTAGTAACTTCGTGTTCTATAAATCCAGGCCAAATATACAACTCACCTTCTGCTGGAAACCTTGCTGTTTGTAATTTCATTAAATGATTTCGATTTTCAGAGTACAATTTATACATGGCAAAGTTATTGGGATTAAAGAATCGAATATCTCCCGACTCTGGAGGAACTTGTACATAGTACGTCCCAGCAAACAAGAAATCAGCATGATGATGTTTACCTTGATATCCCATTGGGGGATTAAAGTTAAACCAAATTTCTTTAAATTCTAACGGCCTATTACTAAACTTACTTGCCCTTAGATCTTGATTATATTCAAATTGCTCAAACACAACCTGTTTAGCTCTACTGAATATTTTTTCTTGTAGTGTCTGAAGTTCTTTGTAACTTAGTAGATCAAAGTCTTCATGTTCTTTTCCATAACTGGTAAATGCTGTGGCATAGAAGCTGTCAAACTTTGTATTGGCTTTGTGTTTTTCATATACTGTTTTAAGTAGTTCTCGAATAGACTCGTGAGATTCTACACGATCATTGCCTATATAAATGCTATCCCCGAACGGTCTAAATAGTTGTCCCATGTTGCCTCAAATGTTTTTCTGTTTGCCAGTTAAAGGCAATTACAATTCTATTTTGATTGTCTCTTGGCTTGCTACTGGCGTGAAATCTCTGTCCGTTAAACACTACTAGTCTACCTTTTTTAGGTTCAACTGCTTGTGCTACTGTAAATTCTGTGTTGTTGATATAGTTAAGGATCACATCTTGTGTCCAATTTTTGTGCTGGATATCTGTGACTTTTTGGTCAAATATGTATGTAGGACCGTCAGTGTCGTTTACGTAGTAGATACCTGTATAGTGAGGAGTGGTGCTGTCTACGTGCTCATTATTCCAAGGCATGTCTTCTGGATATGCTCTTAGCAATAAGTTTACACGGACTCTAAAAATATGTTTAGCATCTTCTCCCAATGCTTCATTGATATGATAAATGAGAGGTTTAATAAAAGGCCAATGGTTGCTTTCATGTTTTGGAACACATAGCATATGACCAAACCCGTCATTTATCTGTTTAAGGGATCGCCCTTTTCTTAAAGAACTTTGATCCCAGACAACATCGTTAGCATATCCCCAGTCAAATAATTCGTCTGTGGTTAATTCCTCTAGAGCATCTTGATACCCTTTGGGGATTATGTTATCGAATATCTTAATATCATCGTTCATAAATTTGGTACCTTGTGACGGGATCGAACCGCCGACATTCGCCGTGTAAAGGCGCTACTCTACCGCTGAGTTAACAAGGCAATTATTATTTTGGATCTAAATAGATCCAACTCATCGTGCTCGGTCTTGATTCACAGCATAGCAACATTTTATCACTATCGCACAAATCATGAAGAATATCAATATAAGGGTTTTTGGAACCTTGATTGAGTATGTGAACATCATGCGTCTCCTTAAAGCGATCGGCAATTAGGGTAGTCATACCTGCTGTAATACAATCATGACTTTCAACAATTACTGAACATTTATTTAACTCGGGAATAACATTCAAATCAAGCAAGACTTTTTCGTGCCCTTCTATATCCATTATTATACATGGTCGTTTGTACTTTGTCAAGTAGCTACGAAGATTTTCAGCACTACAGTCTGTACTAAAATGTACATTGTTAATACTATTGGCTTTGGCATTTTCTCTTGTAATCCTAATTGCTTCTGGATTGATATCCATTAGCACAGACAACATGTCTGGATTTCTTAAAGCCATACCTAGACCGTAGTACCCCTCAGCACACCCTATGTTAATACACAGGTCTGGATTTGATTCTTTTAAAACAAATTCAATTGCTCCGTGTAATTCATTTTCATATAGGCCTAATAACTTACCGCAAGTATCTCCGTCACCCCAACTGTATATTGGGAGAATTTTCATGCCCTTAAAAGGCCCTTGGTAAACTTCACCACTGGTCCTTTTAATAACTACAGGGAGCAACTCTGCTTTACGTTGCCAGCCCCATTGAACATGATTGTTCAGTGCTTCACTCATCTGTAGTAGGTGCTACGTAATTGCCCTGTGGGCGGTCAGTGCGCTTTTCACGCTTTGGTTGAATGGCCGCGGCAAGCTCTGCTTGTACTTGTGAACGAAGAAACTCTCCACGCTTATGCGAATCAAGAATTGACGCCGCAAATTTCTTTGCTTGTTTGCTTAACTTAAAGTTAGGGCCTGGTTTAATGTGCATTTTTGTCCTTTGGTTTTTTTAATTTTTCTAGGTATTCTTTGATATTAATCTTACCGTCAGCAATTTCTTCTAGAGCCTTTACTACATTAGTAACTGACTTGGTATTGACCAACGGCAGATGACCTCTGTGTAATTCTCTTGCTCGAATTGCTCCAGCAATAACAGTTTCAAATCTGTTATTAGAATGTCTCTCAATGTCTGTATTTGAAATAGGTGTTTCGTTTGTTTTCATAATTTATTTAACTTTGTTACCTGTACGTTTGACTGTTCTAGAAATTTAATTCCCGCATCATCTCTATAGTTTTCACCATAGTAAACACGACCAATACCTGACTGAAGTATGAGCTTGGCACACTCGATACAAGGACTGTGAGTAACAAATAAACTAGCCCTATCCCCAGAGTTACTAGACTTCGCCAATTTTGCAATAGCGTTTGATTCAGCATGTAATACCTCCGGTTTAGTTTTTAGTCCATAACGTACATCACGACCTGCCTCTTCGTGCCATCCTTCGTAAGGATACTTGGCATCGAACTCTTCTGGATCGATCCAGCCGCCGGCACCCTTATCCCATGAAATGTCTTCACAGTTGTTGTCCCAGCCTGCTGGCATTCCATTGTAGCCATAGCTGATAACAGTATCGTCTTTTACAATAACAGCACCAACTTTTAAACGTCTAGCGTAACTCAACTCGCTAGCACGTTTGGCCCAATCCATATACAAATTAACAAACTTATCTTTCATTATATCCTTGGTCCGGCGTAGAGGAATCGAACCTCTATAATGACTTTAGAAGAATCATGTCCTATCCA